CGTTGTTCGTCAGCGGGGCTGTTCCATCTGCCTTCCGCCCCGCCTCACATGAGGCAATCAGCGCCTCGCCGTCTGGCATCGGCCGTTCAGCCAAGTACGGGAAGCGGGCCTCGGGCTTGTCCGCAATCTCAGCCGCCGTCGCGTCCGCTGGAATGCGCGGCGACTCGCGGCCATCCCACCAGCCCGTGATGACCGGGACCGCAACCTTCGCCTTCGCGGCGGCGGCGGCTCGGAGATGGGTCGGCTGCTCAATCTCTATAGGGCCAATCTTCGGCGCGCACTGGCCGAAGTGCGTCACCCCAGCCACGGTTATAGCCGCCGCATACATCCCATGCTCCTCGCGGCGCTTCCCGCAGGTCGCGCACTGTGCAGTCACAAGGTGACTGTGCTCCGCAGCCCACTCAGCCTCGGTTTCGGGCGGCGGCTTGAGTTGCTTCTCCAACTCCGCGATGCGCTTGTTGGCGGTGGCGAGCTGATCCTTGAGTTCCTGGTTCTGTTCATTCAGGGCATCGAGGTTCCTGCGCAGGAACCTCCCCTTCTTCGTTTGGGTCTCCGCATTCGCCTGCGCCCGCCACTGGTTCCGCAGCCACCTCCCGACAGCGCAGGCGGCCTTCCACAGTTTCCACCCAACGTGATCGGGCGCGGTCTGTTGGCGAGGCGGGTTGTAGGTGACATTCTCGTAATCATCAGTCGGTGTCGGCATGGGAGGGCTCCTCTCTGCGATGCGGGTTCAGGCGCTCTACTTTGTTCGTGCATCGAGCCCACACCGAACCAGCAGTAGTAACGGTCCCGTTATGCGGCCACCAACATCTAACCTCAGGAGACCCATCCCGGCGCCTCGCCTTGCTATCGAAGTTGTAGTGGTCGGGGTGTTTGATGCAACGGATGCATGCGCAGTAGTTATGCACTACCCACCTCCTCACATCCTTTCCGGGCCTCTCTGGCGGCCCGAATGTCTGGTGCGTCCTCTACCTCGTCGCTGCCCTCGTTCATCCTGGAGAGTGCCTTCTCGTAGGAGTCATCCCACTCGGCAACGCAGGCCCAGAAGTAGGCCTCCCATTGTTCGTGTGCGCTCTTCACGAGTCTCCCTCCTGTCTCTCGACCTCCGCCGCGACCTCGGGCGGCAGGATGGCCCACGTTTGCGCTCCCCGCTTCGGCTTCCACTCCAGCGGTTCGGAGAGGGTCTGCACATCGGAGAGGACCCAGGAGTATCCGTAATCCCCATGAGGCCCTGGCTCCATCCATCCAGGTTGTTCCCGGTCGCTGTTTCGAGGTCCCCTGCACTCCGCGATGGTCGCGACGGCGAGGATGGAATTGATGTGGTTGTATGGGAGGTCGCGGTCGAATAGCAACTCCCAACCAGCATTGACATTCGGCCCCTCAATGATTGCCGCCCCACTCCGTATCGCCACTCGCTCCCCGACCTTCCGCGTCGGCTGCGACCGGAACTCAACGGTCTTGACTCCCGCCGCGATGAGACCGGCCCAGGGTTGCAGCACCGTCAGGCAGCTACGTATCACTGGAGGCCTCCTCGGCGGCGGCGATGGCTTCGGCGCAGGTCTCGAAGGGTCCGTTCGTCCCAATCATGTTCGTTCTCCAATAGCGCCAGCCTTCGACCTTGCGAGGAATGGTCTCGTGGAGTTGGTAGTAGGCATCGCAGCTATAGTGTACCTGCAGAAGGTCGTCGGCCTGTGTGCGATGGAGCGCCAGACATTCCCACCCCTCCGGCACCTGCCGCTCGCGGAGTCGCTCAATCTCCGCTGCCATCGCGTTGATGACCTCGCAGGTGGCCTCGGCCTCATACCACCCGTCCCGGTAGCCAACGTCATCCCACCCGAACTCATCAGGAATGTGGCTCATCGCCGCCTCCCTTCAGCTTGGCGAGGAGGGTGCCTGCCGACTTGCGGTGCCTCTCCTTGGTTGTGGTCCCGCCTGCGTCCGCGCAAATCTCCAGTAACATATCGAGTTCGTCCTGAGACACCCCCTCCGCTACCACGCAGGCGCGGGAGGCGGCTGCCTTGTAGTGCCGCTCAACCATGAACGTTGCCCGTTTCAGACCCTCGACATAGCCGTCAGCCCACTCAATACTCTTCGTCGGAGCCGTCTTGCCTTCCATCGCCTGCGTTCGCTCCACCTCAAAGTCATCTTCCAGTTCGGCGAGCCACTTGCAGTCGCCGGGCACATAGCGCAATGGCTCAGGCAACTCCCCCGCCCCCACCACCTGCGCCACGGTGCTACCGTGGGAGCAGGGCTCGAAGACGCTCGGACCGTGGATGCCAGCTAACGTGCCTATTGAGCATCCGCCAGGCCTACAGAACGCGGTGCAGTCACACTCCTTCGCTCGCCTCACCACCAACCCGGTCTGCTCAGTCATCGGAACCCCCCATCGTCGCGGGCGTCTAGCGCAGCCCAACGAGCATCCTCCTGGTTGGCGCCGTGCCCCGTTAGGTAGCTGTACGTTGCCTCTGCATCGCCTCGGAGGTCCGGTGCCTCGGATGCGTACCGAACCAGGTCGCCCAGTCGGGGACCCGTATCGACCTCGTTGGGCCTGTTGTCCGGGAATGGCAGTCGCAGTTGCTCACTCATCGCCCTGCACCTCCAGCCAGGCGGCGGGGATGCCGAGGTCACGAAGCATGTTCCGCCGCCCGCTGCAGAAGTTGCATGGGCAAGCTCGCCGCGTACTAAGACTGGCGGGACACTCGCTATCGCCATACTCCCGCACCTTCTCCTTCGTCATCCACACCCCGTCCCCGCGCGGCTGGGCGGCTTCGAGGGTGGCGGCGAGGGCGTCCAAGGCTCTCTGCAAGGTGCTTCCGGACGAGGCATCAATGGCTCGCACTCGGAGTATCTGCGCGATGCGCCTGCGTGCCCAGCCATCCTCCGGCACCGCCACCACCGGCTCCGACCTCAGACGCTCGATCTCGGCCTTCAGTTCGGCGACGCGCTGCTCGGCGGCCTCGGCGCGTTGCCTCTCTTCGTCTATTTCGCCCGCGAGTTCCTGAATTGCCGCTTCGTCGTGTCGCGTTCGGTCCATCAGGTCCTGTATCGTTCGCCCGGCAGCAATTACTGATTCGTGTGCGCGGTCAGCCCGCTCCTTCTCAACCACAACCTTGGTCGCCGCCTCGTCCCTCGCGCGGGCGAGGTGATAGCGTTCGCACTTGTACGGCTTCGCACACGAGCGCACCCACTTGCAGGCATCATGCAGGTCAAGTCCGAGGCTACGCACAGCCGCGCAAGGAGGCTTCGTCCGCTTCGGTTCGTCGATGATGAACTCACACTCCGGCGCGGGGTCGGGGTCGGCCTCCGGTTCGGGGGCGTCGGAGAGGAGGGTCTTCGTGCCTTCTATCAGCGCCGCTGTCAGCACAACGTCGCCCTTCGTCAGCGCATAGACTGCGTTCCCCAGACCGTCAATAGCCTCCCTCGCCTTCTCGTCTACGACCTCAGTCTCCGTCGCCATTGGCTTCCTCGCTTTCGGCGGGCGCTTTCCACTTCCACTCACTGCCGCCCGCCTTGGTCTTCAGGTGGTCTCCGTATCGGTTGGTCGGATCTTCAGCCAGCTTCTTGCCAGCGCCGCGCTTCAGCCCGCCGATGATCGTATTCAGATCCACCTTCCCGGCCTGAAGCTTGGGGATCAGCTTGTTCCAGTCCTTGACCTGGATCGTATCGGCCTTCGGGTAACGGTCGCCTACTGTCCCGTCAGTCGCCGTGATCGGGCCGCCGTGGCCATCCCTCTTCCCATCACGACGGGCCCGGAGTTCGTCCTCCCCCATGTTGCCCTGCGCCCGGTGCAGGCAGACCAGTTCACGGAGGCGCGGGCTGTCGAGTTGGGCGATGCTGGTGACCTCGCCAGTCTCTGCGGCCATCAGTTCCTCGCGCAGTTCGACGGCCGGGCACAAGTGCATGTAGGAACACGCCGTACTACACCACTCGCCCGGGCATGGAGGCCAGTGCTCCTTCTCCAAACCCTCCGCGAGGTTGGCCTCCACGCGCTCGATGTCTGAGACGATGGACTTCCCGACTCGGAGGGCCTGCTTACGTCCCCAATCCCACTCAACGTCGGAGCGATACAGTCCAGGCCAGACCTCGCCAGTCCTGCAGAACTCAAGCTGCAGAGAGACCTCGGTGACCTCCTCAATATCCGAGCAGATCAGCCAAGCCATCTGCTGAAGCTGCTTGATCGGGTGCCGCTTCGGCTTCTTCTCCTCTGGGCGGCCCTTCCAATCCGTGTAGATCGCCAGTTTGCCGCTACTCTGCCAGGCATCTACCAACCTTAGGTGATCTAATCGGCCGATGAAGGTCCCCTTCCCATTGGGCAAGTCCGCAGTGAGCTCAAGCTCGAAGCTGGAAGTTCCGTAGTATCCTTCCCAATCCCAGACCTGCCGCTTAGTCCACCAGTGGAAGTCCTCCTGATTGTCCGGGTCCGTGATGTCGGCGGCGATAATCGGAACCTGGTCGTGATCCTCGTTGACCTTGCGCTCCCAGCAGTGGGCGCCATACTCCCGGACGGCATTGTGGAACTCGCTTCCGTCGACGAAGATCTTGACCGGGCGCTCGGAGGACTCGTCGATGTAGTTGTGCCACCAGCGACGGCGGCATTCTGAGAAGGTGCGAAGCCGCGAGTGAGACCAGCGGGTGAGGGGTTTCATCGGCGGTCCTCCGCTCGACGCCTCTCATATCGCGCTTCGTCTTCGGCCCTTTGGACCCGGACCTGCGCGTCCTGGTGTGCCATGAACGCTTGATGCCGCGCCTGGCGAATACCCTCGGCGGCGTCCTGCTCGATCTCGTTCATGCGTTCTTCCAGGGACTCGACCTCTGCTTCGAGGTCCTCAACACGGGCAGCCTGCTTGGCGTAGGCGCACGCTTCCATCAGTTCAGCCCGCTTCTCCTCGTCAAGCTCCCATGCCATCCACGGACAGGCTGGAACCGCACCCGAACCCTCGCACAGCATACATCCGGCATTGATTGGGTCGCAGTGCTTACAGTTCACGACGCACCTCCCGCCTTCTTCACCAGCTCCTTCGCCTGCTCAATCGTAACGGGCTGCCCTCTCGTCGCGCCGACCTCCTCAAACCATGCCTTCTGCACGTCCTTCGGGATGTCGGCAACGGCCTCCCGGAAGGTCTCCATGAGGGCTTCGAGCTCGTCCGGTTCCTCCACCGTGAAGTCCGCGTCGATCGGTTCCTCGGACTCAGGCTCCGTCTTCCCGCTGGCTGCGCGGACCATCGCTTCGGCTGCAGCATCGGCACCGTCGAGGTCTGTGTCGAAGTCGTGCAGGAACTTGTTGATCACGGCCTCGCCCAGGTGCGGCCGCCACCGCTCGAAGAAGGCCTCCTCGGCACTCATCTGCGCGGCGTGGGCCTCGGGCGTAAACTCAGCATCCGCGGCGAGACGGGACAGCCGTTCCTCCCGTAGCTCGTGCAGCGACTTCACGCGGACAAGGGCTGCAGGCTCGGGCAGCTCTGCCAACTGCTTCGCCTCCAGTTCGAGCAGCTTCAGATCCCCGCGATAGTCGATCTTCACAGCAGGCGGGAAGATCGGTTGGCCAGTACCAGGGATCGCCGAGGGGCGGCGCTCGACCTTCAGCCAACAGGTGGCCCGGGCGAGGGTGCGCTTCGCGGAGCGGAGCAAGTTCTGCACGTCGTTGATGGACGTCGTGAGCCGGTTGAGACTCCCCCACGCCCGGGAGTAGTACGACGCAGTACTCTCGTCCGTAGCCCAGTCGACCAGGAAGCTGAAGTCTATCACCGGCTTGCAGGCGATCTCGGCGTCCGGGTTTCGGAAGAACTCACAGAGCAGTGGGTCGCAGGTGATGATCTTCTTATCCTTGACGGCCTTCCCGATCCAGAACTCCGACAGCTCGGGGTCGATCTCGGAGAAACCCTGCGCCTCCAGCGCGGCGGCCTGCTCAGGGGTTTCCAGGAACTCAGGGCTCTTTGGGCTGTACGCCCCGCAGAGCATGTGACGCCCGGTGCACTTCTGCGACCACGACGCCAGGTGCAGGTCGATCCAGTCCATAGGATCAGGACCACGCAGGATGATCGGTACCCGGTCTGGCTCGAAGTCGCCTTCGCCATCCCACTCGACTTCGGCAGCCAAGTCATCCTGCCAGGGCTGGTATGTCGGGTAGCCCATTGTGTCGGCAGGATCGCGCCCCTTCCGTGGCATCTTCTGCACATTGACCCTGCCGCACCGGAACCAACAGTGGGCCCGTCGATCTTGGATGCGTGGCTCATCGAACATCGACTCAGCTATGGCCAGCCGGACTCCCGGCGACCTGCTCTTCTTGATCATCACGCACTCTCCTGGTTGACTCCGAGGGGGCCGACTGGTAGACTGGTCGGCGATCACTCCCTCAGTTCCTCCGGCCTCGGGTGTCGCAGCATCCGAGGCCGGTTACGTTTGGGCTCTGCGTTGGGCGGCCTCCTCCGCTGCGGCCTCGGCTAGTTCACGCGCCCGCGCCTGCCCATCCTTGTTGCCCCGCAGGAACGCAGGCACCTGTTGCTCTTTGATCTTCGTGATCTCCGCACGGATAAGATCATGGGCCGGGTTGTAGCCGCGCGGGACATAGACCACTTCGATGCTCTTCTCGGCGGCGATTTCTCGGGCTGCCTCGGCGATTGTCAAGTGATCCGGGTCCTTGAGAGTCCATTCCCCGCTGATACCTTGCGCAGCATACATGGAGTCTGTGTAGACAGCCGAGAGGTCTCCGCCAACCTTGAGCGCCTGCAGGACCGCTGAGAGTTCGGCGAGGTTGTTCGTGCCCGGCCCGAGGCGAGTGGTCTCGCTTCTGGTGATGCTGAGTTTTTCTCCCTCGGGTTCTCCGATCACCACCGCGATGATCATCTCGCCAGGGTTTGGGTAACAGCTTCCGTCTACGACGGCTACCAGGTTTGACATCACAGCCTCCCTTGCTCGGTTAGCGTCAACGAACTTCCCACAGTTGATGACTCGCCGGATTACTCAGCGCCCTCGCCAGCACCCACAGACACCAAGCTACCAGCGGGACTCCGGTCAGGGCTGCCAATCCGCAGAGGGCCAGTTTGCAGCGGCGCTCTTGGCGCTTGAGGAGGTCAGGGTGCATTGGCGGCCTCCTCGTCTCCTGACGGAAAGTGCCCGAGGATCTCCTGCGCGATGGGGCACTCAGCCTGCGGGTCTCGTGCATAAGAATACCGGCAATCGCTCTGCATGGGTGCTCTCGCACCGAAGCACTCAGAGAAGACCTCCTCCAGCACCCCGCAGACTGATCCCCGACCTTTCGGGGCAGTGAACTCACAAATCATCGCCATCGCCCTCTCCGGCGGCCTCGCCTGCCTCAGCCGCCTCGGCTTCCGCAGTCTCGCGTCGTTCCCGCTCTTCGATGTTCTGCGTCAGATTGGCCACGAGGATCGCCGTCCACTTCTCCATGTGCGGGGCAGCGTCTACCGCATCTCGCAGCCTGATTCTCTCGCCACCGTGGACACCAAAGCGGAATCCGATCTCCAACTCAAACGGGTAGCCGATCACCTCATCGTCACGGCGCAATATGATCTCCAACTGGCTGCTTGCGTCTCGCATGATCTCAACCTCCTGGTGTCTGGTTGACGACTGCCTTCGCCTCTTCGATCCTCCTCTCCCGGTCTTCCGTGATCTGCTCTTCCGTCACCCCGACGCGCCCGCCGTACATGGAGACGAGGCGCTGCGCGTGGGAGAGGACCTTCATGTTCTCGCGATGCAATTCCCTGGAGGCAGCTCTCTCGCGAGTAGAGGCTTCGGCCTCTATGAGTTCTTCTGTCAGAGCGACCTCGTGATGCTCCATCTCGTCCTTCATGCAGTCCAGGAACTTCACAGTGAGGTTAGCGAGCGCGTTCGCCCTCGCGGGTGTAGAGCAGAAGGCTTCGACCTCTTCCTTGGTGACGGGTAGGTCAACGGTACTTGAAGCCACGGGGTACCTCCCTCGGATTGTCGGCGGCAAACTCAACGTGATCGTTGCCGGGCTGCTCGGCCTTCTCCTTGCACTCCCAGCAGATGTCAAGGTCTACGGGGCCTGCCTGGTCTGCGATGGTCTCGTAAGCCTGATTCTCGGCAGCGCAGAAGGGGCACCACTTCCCGTGACAGTCTTCGCAGACCCAGGGCGATTGATCGGCCTGGCTGAACTGAGACTTGCAGCCCTTGCAGATATAGCGGCCCATGTCACTCTCCCTCGGCGGCGGCGATGGTCCACCACTTGGTTTGTTTGGCTGCATCAAGTACCTGCACCGTTACATCGCCTATCGTTTCCCCTGCGCCTTTGGCGACCTCATCCCCATCGCGCCGCGCAGTCCACAGAAGACCGCCTCCGCCTATCTTGGGTAGTACGCAGCAGCGGACACCGTTCTTCATCCAAAGCACCTCGTCGCAATACTCTGGCACTTGTCCCGCCTCCAACTCGCGGGCCGCTTCGAGGAGGTTGGCCAGCACGAGCCCCCCTATTGCATAGGCAATACCGTCGCTGAATGAGAGGCCCGTGTCGTCCATGTCGCGCTTGGCTATGAGGTCGTCCCGAAACTCCTCCAGCTTCTCAGCCAGCTTCCCGTCTGCCATGTCACTCTCCGATCCGAACGTGTTCGACTTCATCCGTCACTGCAGCCGCCACCCAGAGCCGGTGACAGTCCGCAGGATCGTGCTCCAAACAGAGAAGGAGAACCCGCTTCCCCTCTGCTAGCATGTCTCGAATCTGAAGCGTGGCTCGGTCGGCCTTGCCCCAGTCCTCAGGATGCCAGCCGGGCTTCTCCCGATCCACATTGCCCAACTGGGGCCAGTGCTGATAATGGTCTCGGCCGAGGGTGCCGACTAACTGATGGCCCATCCACTCCTCGCGCTCGCTCCATGCCTTCAGCCGAACGTCAATCACCAAGTCGACCTCCTCCATCTCTACCAGCGACCTCAGGCCCTCGGGCGTCAGCTTCTGGTAGCCGATGGTGAAGAGCTTCGGAGGGTAGAGGAGGGAGTGGTCAGTCATCAGAGGGTTCCTCAAGCTCGAATGTCAGATCCTCCCGGCCCATGCGTACCGCTGCGCGTTCGCCGAGGGCAAGAAGATCCTGCGTTGTTACATGGATCGCAGCGCCATTCTCGGCGCTTTGTATGGCCTCCGGGAACCGCGTTATCCAACCGGCGGTCTTGTCGATTAGGATCTTCATCCCTCAACTCCTCGCCTTCAGTCTCCGCGCCCAACGTCGGAGCTTGGCCTGCGGTTTCTTGGTGAGTGGTCTCATGGGGAGGTCCCGCCCGGGAGAGGTTGTGCCAACACGTCTTTGAGTTCCTGGCGCTTTATCTTGTACGCCACGACCTTCCGCCGCGCTTCATCCTCATGCCCTTCAAGCATGTCCGTTGCGATACCATACCTGAGGCTGTGAACCATGTCATCCAGCTTGCGATGCTCGATACTTCCTCGCTTGATTCCATCCATCGTCTCGGCTCCCTTCAGTTGGTGGGGCGGTCAGTCGGCCAGGTGCTTCTTCTCTTTGCGCTTGATACGGGCGAGTTCGCGGCGCAGCGCCCGCTCCATCAGGTCGCGGCGCGAGACGGTTTCGCCTCGGCTTGCGGCTTCCTCTCGGGCTGCCTGGTCAACTTCATCGAGTAGCTTCCGACTAATGAGTCCCGCCTGCTTGTCGTCTGCCATCAGGTCCTCCTTCCGTACCGCGTTTACGAACTATAGTCTATATACCTTGTAGTGTCAATAGTCCAGGGTGAGGTTTCTAGTTTTTACCGCACCCAAAACCGAGCCCCCCGCCGGTTGCTCGGCGAGGGGCTCGCGATTCGGACGAACGAAAGGGGCGAACAGTCTATGAGGCACCACCTCCGGGAGATGTAGCGGGCGGCTCCGTCTTCGCCTGTTCCTCCGCAACGAACCAAGCAATGACCGCCGTCACCGGGGCTGCGCTCCAAGTGAGCAGGCCGACAGAGGCGCAGAGACTCGTTGAGAGAACAGCGCAGACGAAGCCCGCGATAGGTTGGATGGTCTTCCGGCCCTTCAGCTTGAGGGTGCGCTTGAGGAAGCCGACGATGCTCTTGCCGATCATGCCAGAGAGCACGCCCATCACGGCTACTACTAGGAGCACCTGCAGGCTGTCGCCGTCAACGAGGTCTATGATGCTCATCGATCAGCCCTCCAAGGCGCGGCGAAGCATCGTCACGACTTCCGCGCGGGTCGCTGGGTCATCAGCTCGCGTTCCGTCCATGATGCCATTCTCGACTGCCCAGTCAATCTCCGCTTGCGCCCAGTGCGGCTGTTCGGGAGGTGCGTCCAATGCCGCTGCTACTCGTGCGCGAACGCTTGCCAAGTTGATTGCGCTGCCAGGGCATGTCTTCGAGGAGAACTCGGTGTGGAAACGGACGTTGGTCTCCGTCAGCGCGAACCGCTTACAGAGGATGGCCATCACCTTGACGGCAGTCGGCAGGCAAGCCTCTGGGTCTTCCTCGCCCACGTCGTAGTTGCCTATCATAGCAACGCCGATGCTGTACCCGTTATAACCTTGGCAATGGGCACCCGTCTTCTGTACGGGCCGTAAGAGCCACACACTTCCGTCCGGGCCAACACCGACGTGATAGCCGATGTCACTCCAGCCCTTCGCGTCAACGTGGTAGTCTTGAATGCCTTCCCACGTTGCAAGGTCGTCGTACCACTCAGCCCTCGGCTTCCAGGTATGGTGCAGGAAGACCTCATCCATCCTGCGGTTCGGCGGTGCCTCCATCACGAGGTCATGGAACGTCTCGACCGTCACAGGTTCCAGCCGCGACCTTCCCGGCGCTATGTCAGTCCACCAGTGGGCCATCCCTCACTCCTCCTGTCGTCGTCCCCCGGCGCCGGTTGGAGCACTGCCGGCACCGTTGGGGCGATGACCGTTCAGCGGGCCGGCGCCAGGGGACTTCTCGGGTGCGACCATCTTCTTCAGATCCTTGACGCGCTGCTCTATGTCTACCAGTTCCTCGGCAATGTCCTCCAGCGGGTCGGCGATCATATCGCGCACCTGCTGCTCGGTGATGTGCGGATCAGCTTCGTGCTCAATCTGGCGGTCAACAACCGCGCGGTCCTGCTGGACTGCCGCCCAGCCGCAGAGCAACGTGCCGACGAACAGCCCGATCTGCCAGAGCGTGCAGACCCACCGCTTCCGGTAGGTGCAGACTTCATCGACATCCGTGAAATAACTGACGGGGGATTCGGTCTCAGGTTCTGGTTCGGGAAGAGCCGACACATCGCACCCACCTAACCTTTTACGGCGGCTTCGATGTCAGCGAGGTCCTGCTGAATCCGTTCCAGCGAGTCGTCGATGTTATCGAGCTTGGCTTCGACCTCGGTCCGGGGGACGTAGACAGTGGGGAGGTCGCTCATGTCATCACGAAGCTCGTCGGTCGTGTTGCCATTGGCCTCCACCTTCATGTACGTCACCCCACTGGCGAAGGATAGCCCGACGAGAAGCACCAGGACAGCCACGGTGACGGGGGTGTTCTTGGAGATCGGGCGCTGCACCTCGGGAGCTTCGGCCATTCTGAGCACTCCTCACAGAATCGATTCTAGGCGCCTTTCATCCTGCCCGCCACCCTAGCCCGATCAGATGCCCAAACGCCGCGAGAGGGGCCTTCTCGACGGTCAAATCGGGTTCGTAACGGTGATTGTGCCGGACCAGATAGTCTTAGTGGCACCATCTACCATTACCGGATCATCGGAATCGATCACGGCTTCTACGCCGTACTTATAGGAACCATCCCAAGTTGCAGAGTCTGTTGCCGTGATCAGAATGCGGATCTCGTTGCTATTGTCCCCGCTCGCACTGATCGTCGGGTTCTGGAGGGTCTGTGCTGCCCCGTCCGCGTCCTCTACCCGAAGCGTGATGCTCGTCCACCCGCTCGCATCCCATGCGGTTCCGTCAGCCGTGAGCGCGAGGGTATCGTCTATCGTCTGGCCCTGCTCCAGATCGTAATTGCGAGGCTCTGGCAGCTTGTTGAATCTCCGCGTCAGCGTGGCCATGAGATCACTCCACGTTCAGCGTGTCGGCGGCTGTAAGCACATCGAGGGCATCCGCGGCCGTCGTCACGTCAAGGGTATCTGCTGCAGTGAGGATGTCAAGGGTGTCGAGGGGGAGCGGAAGGACGGCCCCGCTGAAGAGCCAGGCCAAGTCAGCCACCCGCAGCATCGCGTACCTGTCGCGATAGAGGGTACGCGCCTCCCCTGCCGTGAGTGCTCGATTCCAGTAGCGGCAGTACCCGATGTCCCCGTAGTGCCGGAGGGTCCCGCCGCTATGGGAGCCGATGAAGAATGAGGTGAAGCTGTCGGCGTCCAGCGCACCCGCGACCGAGTTCGTATCTGTCTGTAGGACCCCATCGCGATACATATGCTGCGTGCTGCCATCGTAGATGCAAACCAGATGCGCCCACTCATCGGTGACTGCGTTGGTGTCTGAGTCGATCCTCCGAGCGGTGCTCTCTGAGCCATCGAGGCGAATCTGAAACTGCCAGTCACTCGACGTGTTCGATCGATAGACGCTGACGGTGGCCGCGTTAGCATTCTTGCGGTCGATGGCGTAGCTGGTCTGTGCAGTACCATCCCAGGCCAGGAACAGCTCGACGCTCACGAGTCCCGTGTTGAGACTCGCCCCGGTGCCACAGTCCACGTACCGCCCTGTTCCGCCCGATGGCCGGAGTGCATATCCTTCACGCCCACCGACCCAGGTCGGCGGGGTTGCCGTGAGGGTCCCGTGGTTCCCGCGCCCGCTGGCGTCCTGCGCGTTCAGTCCGGCGCCCTCGGTAAACATCCATGCGCCAACGAGCCCCCTCGTGAGCGGGTCGCCCGGCACAAGGATGGCCGGATGTGACGGCTTCCACTGGGCCATTAGATCCCGGTGACCTCGCTGACCTCGATACGGACAGTAACGTCCTGGCCGGTATTACTGCCCGAGACGGAGCGGATGTATAGCGTCCCCATATCAATGGGGACGGGCCACGACACTACCTCGTTGTTGCCCGTGCTGCCCACGAGAGGGCCACCCAGATCGTACCAGTTGGAGTTATCGGCGCTCTCCTGCAACTGCACTTGCGCGGCGACAGTCGGGCCGGTGGCACCATTGGTTAGTTTGACGAATGCCTTGCCGCCATATCCATCCGTGAGGTTTACTCCGGTAGAGGTGTCGTCACCCGCGCCCGCAGTCAACGTCACATCGTCCTCTACGACTGTCACGACCTTGGTGCTCGCCATTAGGGAGTCACCCCCTCAGGGAAGCGTTCGGTGATGCGGTTCGCAAGCTGTGTCTGCCTCGCCTCGCGCTGCGTCCATTCCGTGTGAGCAGCTTGGGCATCGGTCACGAAGTCGCCGACGCTACCTTCCTTGTCGCCGTTGAGCCGCCGCGAGAAGTTGAAGCCATCCGGCCAAGTTGCTGCTACCCTTCCGACTTTGGCCTTGTCTTCGTCGAGTGCTACCGTGATCGTTGGCCTCATTAGACCAGCCTCCCATAGGCTACCAGCCAAGCATCTGCCGCGCCGGCTGCTACGGCGCCATTGGCGGCATTGTCTACTCGGGCCCGCACGCTATCGCCTGCGGCAAACGTGCGGTTCTGCACAGGCTCTGCGCCGGACTTGGTGGCCTTGTCGGTGTCATCGTGCGCGAAGAACAGGCGCTGCCCTGCCGCGTTCCATACTGCGGCCTCGCTACCGTCAGAGCCAGACACCTTGTAAACGGAGTGATAAGTCGGCCCGTTGCCTGTGCCGCAGTTCTCCATTATCCCCTTTACGCCCTCAAGCCAGAAGCTCCGACCATCGCTGCCACCGTACACGCCGAAGGCATCGTCGCCGTCGCTCAGACTGCCTGGGATGTTGAGCTGGAACTCATGGTATACGAGGCCCATGCGCTTGTAATCGACGAGGCCGCTGAGAGTGTCGCTGCCATTCCAGGTGACCTCGCCGAGCAGCAGATAGCCCGCGCCCGGATCGGCGGTTGCCTTCTGGTAGGGCGTCGTGTCGTTCGTCGGGTCGATGTAGAGGTAATGAAGGACGGCGCTGTCGCTTGCCGAGAAGCTGATCGTCGAGTTAGCGGGCTCATACCTCTTCCCCTCGCACCAGGCCACACCCGAGGCGATCACGATGGTCGTTGTGCTGATGGAGATCGCACAGCCAGACTCAACCCCGTTGAGGGTGTGGGCCTCCATGCGCTCTTCGAACTCAGCCTGTAGCCCGGTCTGCAGCGTGTTGATGAAGGAGCTCGTGGCAGTCTGCTTCGCTGCCTGAGTGGTCTTGCCATCGATCTCCTTGCGTGAGGCCATGATGCAGAGGATTGCAGCCACGACCCACGGCAGGATTATTGTCAGCATTGCGTTCACCTCGCGCCTTTTATTCCCACATGAAGTCGTCCCAGGCCGCTACATCCCAGTACCCGATCCAAGGCGTCTTCTCGCTATCCCAGTAGTTCACATCCCACTGCCCTGCATCCCACTCCAACGGTTCGGCCTCGCCATAGGCCCAGCCGTGGTCATCCCACCGGCCAAGATCCCAAATCAGGATGTCCTGATTGTTCTCCGTGCCTTCGCTGCCTCCCAAGTGGGGGCCTGCCGCGCCGGTCCTCACCGTCGCGCTCACTACCCGCCGTACCCCTCGCGCTCGTTTGTAGCTCACGAGGCCACCTCATACTTGAGTTCCAGCCAGAAGGTCGACTTTGCATTCATGTTGCCAGCCTGTTGGTTGCCCTGGTCTTGAATCACGCGGTAAATCGTGTTTGCGGGCACGCCCACGTTCGGGACCGTCACGTCTACCCACGAACCAGGCGGCAAGTCCGTCTTCAGGTCGCGCGTCCACTTGAAGAGCCGCTTGGTACGCATCGCTTGAGTGAGCCGGACAGCCGCCTGCACCTCTGGGTCCCGCGCATCGTCGGCACTCAGAATCTCCATCCACACATCGGCGATGAAGAAGTCATCGGTTTCGTCCGCGATGCTATCCTCGTCGAAGGCGACGTGGGCTGTCCCGTCCTTCGCGAGCGCGACGATGAAGTTGCGGAAGTCGTCGTCTTCGACCTCGGCTTTGACGCGGTTGATCAGATCATCGCCCGTCGCCGTGCTCTCGTCAAGCGTGAAGTCGGCCGACGAGTAGATCGCATCTTCCTCCGTGTAGAGGTTGCCGCTCGTGTCGACCGACAGCGGACTGAGGCCCATAGATCGGAAGACCGCATCGAGCCCCTTGTGAACCTCGGTCTCCTGGTCAAAATCCCAGGCCAGCTCCTTCACGCCCTGATCATCGATAGCACGGACCTCGTAGTCAGCCGGGCAGGTGAATGTCCCTCCGAAGCCGCATCGTGTCAGCCACCACTGCGCCCATTCGTCCAGATACCAGCGGCCGTTGACGCGGCTGGGAGGCCCATCGCTCAGAGGGGAGCAAGGCCACAGCATGTACTTCTTCCCCTGCATCCGAGCGCCGATGAAATCGCGCCCGCTGATTCTCCAGGTTGGAGTGATCCCCTGTTCCCGCGTGGCCTGCTTTACAGCCTTCGGGCGCTCAATGTAGCCCTTCATGATCGCGGTCTTCAGACCAGCCCAACCTGCCGTGATGTCAACCGGCATGTTCGGCTTCAGATATGCAGCCCAGATTCCGTGAGGGTCTCGCAGGTTCGCAGAGAACGTCCAGCCACGCCGCCAGGTGCGCCGCCAAGTGAGGCTCTGAAGTTCGGCCGGGTCCTTGTCCGCTGCGACCATAGCCGTCGCCTGCGTCTGTGTCGTCTTCGGATCGGATCGTGGAGCACTCAAGGTAGCATCGCGGACTTCGTGAACCACCGAGACCAGCGGCCGGTCGTTCACGCTGTCGCCTCGCGTGAGCGTGATGATTGGACGGGTGAACCAAGTCTCAGGTCCCCCGCCGATGCTCTCTTCGACGCCGACCGTGCCATTCGAGTAGAACGATTCCGACCACTTGTACGTACCCGCTGCAGCATCGATGAATGTGGGCCGACTCGCGCTTCGGTAGGGTTCGGCGGTTCCGGTCTCGGGGTAGACGATCTGCGCGAGGTTGGCCATGCCGGCATGGCCCTCGAATTCCACCGCGACAAGCCCCGCAGTCGGTATCGCAAAGGCGTCGGGCCTGTAGATCCACGGCTCCTTCAGGTCACCGTACATGATCACAAGGCAACCATCCGTCGACTCGATCCATACCGAGCGTCGGCGCGGCCTCGTTTCGAGTCCGGCACTCATGGCCGCGACGCGCTCCATGCGATCCACCTGTGTCCAGGTCGTGCTATCGTCTATCGCACCTTCGGCGTAGCTGAGTGTCGGCCACTTCGCGGCTGCGCTCTGGTGAGGGATCTTCAGCCGGTAGCTAATCGCATCCTCTTCACCGACACCCCGAAGCTCGATGATCGTGGAGACCTCTAGCGTTTGGCTCGGCGGGGGCACGAAGTCGATCAGGTGAACGCAGTAACGGGGGGCTGTTTCGGGTGCGCCTCGCACCGCTACCCCTCGCTCATTGGGCTCACTCCGCGTGTAACTCAACCAGGTCACTGAGGGGTTGCTGTCCGGTCGTTCGAGCCGCCAGTTACCGTAACGCCCGGAGGTGCCGACAGGGAAGGACCAATCATCGAGCGACTGATCTTCGGGAAGTGCCGTGCCCTGGAGGCCGAGAAGGTCAAGCCCGGGCACGATCTCACAGCCGTCCAGCTTCCACAGTGGGGAGAATGACCTGCGCTCGGAGGGGCGTTGCTGACGGTCGGCGGGGAACGTCCAATCGAAGCCGAAGCCGTGCTTATCGATTCGGCCGAGCTCATCGGCTACATCGAATGAGAGCTCTGCCGTCGGGCGGGTGTTGGCCATATCCGAAGGCACCTCGCGCGACCGTACTGTTGTGGCTATCGGGGAGGCCCGCCGGAGCCGACCATCCGTTACCCTATGCGACCCCTCCACCGACCCAGGACTTGCCACCGTCTTGCGAGTAGTAGCTGACCATGTTGCCCTGCCTGCTGAACCACACCTGAAGATCCCTCGTCTCGAAGCTCAGGATCGTTGGCTTGACGCGACTGGCCACCGAGCAGATCATCTTCTCCGTCTCACCGTCGCTGAAGAGGCCGTCCGTGCTACCCTTATCGATGGAGACTCGACACCAGAGCTTCCCGCCCCGGTAGCCTGCTCCGAATAGCGTCCCCATGTGCTCCGCCACGTCAGCCTGCTCAAGGTCGCTGCAGAAGGGCATCAGACGATCCGCTCCCAGCGGGTTCCGCGTTCGTCACTCTGCCAGTGTACCGTCTCATTCGCCCGAACGTCAAGGGCAGTCATCTGTAGGCCGCCGTCAGACATTGCCCGAATGCGAGGGTAGGCGAAGCCGCTCAGATCATCCACCCTCTCCTCGTCAGTCCACTCCAGGCGCGGGTTGGGGACCGAGCGAACGTAGATAGTCCGCTCCCTGGTGTACGTGATCCAAGCGATGCCCGCTGCGTCGAGGACCGAATCCACGTCGTCACTTCCGAAGTCCACGTCGCACGCCCACGGTGAGCTCTTCCCCCGCTCGATTTCGATCCCCGAGGTGCTGCGCCAACCAGGTCCGTCGTTTACGATGCTGAACTCCGCGTCCCCGTTCGTGGCCGCCGTGACGTCGATGTAGTAGCCGCGCGGGTAGTTGTGGTGCGCCCATTGATCGAGGAACAGCGGGAGGGCTGTCTGCCAGCCGACAGGCATTGTTGTGGTCAACACGACGGAGACGCCCGTGGTATCGGTCGCCGTCACCGTCACGCTTCCGCCCCCGTCGCTGGTGCCGATGATCTTCAGCATCACAGGACCGACCGTGCGCCCCAAAGTACCCTCCGCGCCCGCGATGCTCTCCCCGTCAGCGAAACCGCCGAGAGTCCACTGACCGAGCGTTAGGTGAGTCGCCACCCAGCGGGAGAGCCCCAGGCCCAACCAGTTCGCGACGAGGTAGGCATCGGTCTCCTCATAGGCAACCGGCGCCGGCCAGCCGGAGACCTCCACATCGAAGGTCAGTCCCGAGGTCATCGTCTTCACGACGCGGTTCCGCCAGACCTGAAGGACCGAGAGGGTCCGGGTGCGGAACGAACTGATCATCTCCGTGTGGTAGCCGTTGTCCGTGCCTTCGATGCAGTGACCGCGCGTGTAACCGCCGTGCGTAGGATCGACCCAGACGGGTCCTCCGCAAGTCGAGCAGACCCAGGACTCGAAGGTCAGCGCCCGATTGATCAGCTTGTCTTCGAGGCCGACTGATACGGTTCGGTGCTCAAGCGGTTGCAGCCACTCACCGGATTGGAGACCGAGGCGGAAGGCCTCCTTGGGGCCCTCGGTCGCGGTGATCAGCTCCCCGAAGTTCGACTCCACGGCAGAGCCATGCGCCTTGCCGCCTACGTAGGCGTAGACCGTCCGGCCGAAGCTCCCCTCGAAGTTCGGATCACCCGTTACCCACGGCGCGTTATCATCTGCTACGAGGCTAAGGGGTGCCTGAATCTCCTCGCCGCTCGCATCATGGACGGAGTAGAGCTTCAGCGCCACCGCGTCGTTCTCTCCCTGCGTCAATGAGCTGCTACCGACCCAGCGGGGGAGTGGATCAGTCCAGACTCCTACGCCATTCGGCGTCTCGCGGAAGTCGAACTGCTCCCCCGTCCCCTCGTCCTCCACGTAGGCTGCCCTCTCGGTGACCGGCAAGTGTTCGTGAGGCCCGTCCGCTCCCCAGGGGCGAAGGCCCTCAGCCCCGGTCGGCGGCGCGGCCCCGCTGTTACACGCGGCGAAGCTACCGGCAACACCCACATCCCACCAGAAGCCGCTGAGATCGAGGGCTGTCGCTGGCTGTACCATACAGGACCCCTGTGAGTCCAGGATCGCGATGAAGCCGATAGAGGGTTCGTGGTTAGTCGTGGCCTCGAAGGAGCCGTCAGCACCCGTCGTCGCCAGCGCCACCCAGCCCGTGTTGCCGAGCTCCGTCTTCCAGCCGTAGATCGTAGCGCCTGCCAGCGGCTCCGAGCCGTAGTGATAGGCTATCCCCTGAATCTTGTAGGTAGGCGCGCTGTAGTCAGTCCAGGCGCCGGCAAAGGTCACCGTGTACTGCCCGCCGCTGACCGTCTCAATGGACTGCCGGGGGATACCCCCCTGCGTATCATCGTTCGGATGATAGAGCGCGACGTGGTACTTCCCCGGGGGCAGGTTCGTGTTCTCCGTCGCGGTCCCGGCGCCGTCGAGAGTGCCCTGCTTGCGGAGTAGGCCGCCATACCACATGATGCTGTACTTCGCGTCGGCCGGCCCGTTGATTGTGATGGAGACTGCGGCGATGTCAAGCTCCGAATCAACGCCCTCTTCGATCTCCACGAACTCCTGCTTGTAGTACATGCGGAGCGATGAGAGAGTGCGCTCAGGCGTCGGTGCCGAAGGCCAGCCGTCTTCGTCCTCTCCCCGGTAGCCCTGGGCACCGAAGCCGCGCGGGACCATGATCGGCTCAGTGGTCCCGTTCGGATAGACGCTCTCCACCACTCCATCGGCGTTCGTGCGAAACATCCCCCGGGCAGCCCCGTATCCATCCCACGGGTAGACCGCCTCCCACCAACAGAGGTGTGAGTCCTGCTCGGTGTCATAGATCATCGCAAGGTCGACCCAGGTATTCGCCTTGAGGACCCCGCCCTCGCTGAGTGTCACGCTTCCCGGCACCCAGGCCATGCGGAAGATCACCGAGTCGATGTCAGCGAACTCCGTTGCGGGTTGCCAGGTGTTGAAACTGCCGCCGATGTCCCGGCCCCAACTTGGCGCCGGAAGATCATCGAACATGAGGGCATAGACGGCGTTCCCGTCACCGTCGAGGCGACCGAGAAGTGAGACCGTCGTGTAGGGGTCGTTCTCAAAGGGGAGAGGGTAATCCGTCTCGCCAATGGTTGCCTTCAGCACGCGGAAGAAGAACTCGCTGCCTCCGTAGATGATCGAACCGCGACCGTCAGCGTTGACCGTGTTGGTGATCCCAACGACCTCGCCAACCTCACCGTCGAAGAGGTCCTCATGGGCAAGGGCAGTCCGCTGAAGACCGGAGGGCCAGACCACCGGCACAGCAGGCACCGGAAGCGTGTTGTACGCAGGCTCGTTGTACGCCCCGCGATTGTACATCAGGTCTTCGAGAGCTCCTGGTCGCTGCCCCACCCGTCGTTCTGGTAGTGGAAGTCGATCTCCAGCAGGAAGGCATCGGCGGCGTAGTCATCCCCATCGCTCACGTCTCGATAGATGCGGCACATCAGGGTCGGGGAGACACTCGTAATCCCACTCATGTCGATAGCAGCCAGGGCCGCGTATTGGTGCTTGTGGGCCACTCCGTCTCCGGCCTGGGTCACGTCAAGTGTGCTGGTCGCTCCAAACGTGCCGTCGATCTCGGCGAGCGTATACTCCAGTTTCCAGGTCACGCTCCCCGTGTCGGTATCGGAGGGCGCCCAGTGGATATGAGGGCGGAGCTCGGTCTCGACTGCCCAGCCATGAGGAACCTGCACAGTGAAGTACATCTCCTCGTCTTGATTCTTGTCGAAGGCATAGGCCTTCACAGTCCCCTGAAAGGTCTCCAGGTCTGGGGCGCTCGCACCGATGACTGCGGATGTGGCGGGGAAGCGGATGTCCTCCCACGAGAGGCCGTCCCCTGTCGTGCGGGTGACACCAGTGATCGGTGAGTTCCCGGCGTCAAGGCTGAACTTCTCGTCCATGTGCTCTGCCATCACCAGGGCGGCCACGCGCGAGGCCGCGGCGTGATCGGCGGCGACCGTCCCCGACTGCGCCCGAACAACCGTGAGCACATTCCCCGCCTTGTTGGTACACTCCATCACCTCCATCCCCGGATCGTCGCCCGGGTCGCCATAGTTGGCGTCGTTCCAGACGGTCAGCCAGAACGGGGTTGCGGGGAGGAGTGATCCGTCGCCAACCGTCAGCGAGGTCTCGGAGCTGGTGATTACGTAGGTGAGGCGCGTCTTGGCGTTGTTGAGGACTTGGTGAGTGGCCATGCCCGCATTCTACTGCGAGGGGTGAGACTGCGCAAGGGCTGAGGGGTGCGCGGGGATGCCGGCGAGGGAGCCGGGCGCTTCCGAAGCATCGATGATGGAGACCGAAGGGCGCCCGTCGATCACAGCCACTTCGATGCACTCACCGGAAGCCGTGAGGTAGCGGCCGGTAGGGATGTGCGTCTCGGTTGCTGCGACCGTCTGACGCTCTGCGCGGAGCTGTGCTCGCTTGGCTTCGGCAACTCGTTGGCCCGCCGTCCACTCACCGAGCCAGACGCCGAGGCAGACCATCACGAGCAGGCCGAGCACGCAGAGGGCTGGCTTCAGGATGGAAGGGCGGCGGAGGGAGGTCATCATATCGTCCCGTTTGGTAGCTGCCCGATGATACCTGCATCGAAGCCGCCCTTGAATAGACGGCTCGGGTGCTGCTTCATCAGACCGTCTACGTAGTCAACACCCGACCATGCTTCGAGGCCGGACAGCCACTCCGTCAGCATCGGGTACGGTGGCTGGTCGAGCAACTTCTTCGGCAGGATGCGCTCTTCCCGGTCGTGATCGTAGAGGGGCTTCATCTTGGGCCAGAACTTGAATCCGAGGAGAGCCCCCGTCAATACATTGTGCTCAATCAGCTTCGCCCTGAGCGGTTGGCCACTTGCCCAGTAGCAGTCCAGGATGATCTGATAGTCGATCAGCATCAGGGCCAAGCGCCCGCCAACGGAGCGGACCATCGCGGCCGCCTCGTCTACGAAGGTGCAGATCCGATGGCTGCTTTCGGCCCGCATCGCATCATCATTCTGGGAGATCGTCTGACAGTAACCCGTCTCAGCGTAGCGGTTGCCAACCAGGATCGCCCGGACCTGGGGCGCCACGTCGCGGAGAACCTCCAAGTTATGATCATAGGCGATGGTCGGCGCCGGCGGGAACGGGCCATCGTTGAATTGGGTGCCCTCGTACATCGGCGCGTAGAGCACATCTTGCGTGCAGGCAACCTTGTGTAGATCGGAACGGAAGAGCCAGTCGGTCTCCACACCGTTCGGCGCGGTCCCGTAGCCGGTCGTGCAAACGAGGATGCGCCCGGGCTCATAGTTGATGGACTGCCACGTTGCCCTGCCCGAGCAGCAGATCAGGTAGAGCGGGAACGGGCACTCATAGGGTGTGCTGTACTCCTGGGCATTGCGGACTATCCGCGTCGGCTTGTCCGTCTCGATCTCATGTCCTGCTGCTCCCAGCCCGGTTACGCTTGGCGCAGATATGAGCCCCATGTTTCCCAACTCCAGACGTGCGGCTGAGGATCGAGGTTCTGAACGTCTACAGGTTGCCCGATTGCGGACAGCGGGTCAAGGGGATTGGCGGCCGTAGCCAGCAAGTAGGTCCGCGCGTCTTCGACTGAGGCAGCCTGCATCGCATCCCACGGGACCCCGCCGACAGACTTGCTCATCCCCGCCCCGTAGTCATCGGTGATCATCGGCAGGGAGAGCTGCAGGTGCTCGCGCCCGGCCGCCTCGAAGACGGCCTTCTCAAGGGCGATCATCTTTTGGATGCCCACCGAGCTGTCGGCTTCCGGCGGCCACTCCGGCGCATAGTCCGCGCCCTCGGCGAACTCCATCCCGCGAATCATCAGGCTCGGGTAGTAGTCAACCAGATCATCCATGATCAGGTTGCGGAACTCCACCCCCAGGCTTGCGAGGTGGTCTATGGTCTCTCTGATCCTGGCCCACACAGTCGGGCCGACCTGCTGTGCGTACTGGGTGTCAGGACGCGGGCGAACGCCAATCGGCGCCCTGTAGACCTTCGCCGCGCGAATGCCGAACCACGCCATGCAGCCGGCCAGGTCGATCACTCCCCCGTAGTGATACTCCGGGCGCTCCCAACTGCCGTCAAGCCTGATGTGGAACGGGATGCCCTCGCGCTCGCAGTGGAGCGCACCGAGCAGCAGCGTCCGCACATGGCCGACGTGAATCCGCGACCGAGGGTACTGCCAGAGGCGCAGGTTGACCGCCTGGTAAGGATCGTGCGGGGAGGGATCGCTCTGGATGGTGATGGCCACGCGGGCTCGTCGGTAAGTCATTTCGGATGTTGCCTTTCCGTCTCCTCGAGGATCTCAAACCAGAGCTGATCAATGGCTTCCGGTGGGGCCTGCAGTATCAGGGCCGCCGTCATGTGGCGGCCTCGCTTCTGCAGGGTGCTCACAAGGTGGCTGCGCTTCCTCTCGGGCGTCCAGTTCACGATAGCGTCCGCAACACCGGCAGTCTTCGGATTCATCCCTGCTCCCTTTGCAGCGCCTCGATCTCCCGCACGACCTCGGCCCGCAGGTCGTCGAGGTTGCGCTCGCAGAGCTCGTTCATGTGTTTACCCTCGAGCCACGCGCCGCCGTCAAGCGCGTTCAGCGTGGCAACGTACCGGGCGTCGTCTACGCCTTCCCTGAAACCTTCCCAGCCGATGGTATCGAACATCGCCTCCGGCCCTCTGCAACTCAGGAACCCGTTGACGATGCCGGTGTCTACCGGGTCGCCGACCTTCAGCGGGGGATCGAAGCCGCAGTAAGCCCACGTCATCGTCCCATCGGTTCCGCGCACGTAGAGGCCGAAGCCCCTGTTCCTCCGGTGACTCTCCGGGTCGGGCCAGTTGCCCGGGGGGTCCATGTAGGAGAGGACCTCGTTCCCCGCCGCGTGAGAGGCCGTGATGCCCTTCTCGAAGCGCGGGTCTGCCTGGTACTTGCCGCCGTCTGTGACCCAGAGCCTCGGGTCGCACCTCGACCGACTGTATGGGTTGCGCAAGAACTCGTCGGAGTTCGACTTCGCGTGGTCGAGGCAGGTCCCGTAGCCGTAGCCGGGGTCCATGATTACGGCGGTGCGGAGCGAGTCAGCGACAGCCGGTGCCCAGTCGTGATTGCATGCCACCCAGCACCCGCCACCGTTCGGGGTTCGGCAGGAGTGGAATGACTCGCGCTCGCCCATGAGGATGTCAATGGGTGCCTCGTCCATCCCCATCCACAGGACGGACGTGTATCCTCGGTCCATCGCCCAGGCGTTGATCTTCAGCGCCCGGGCCTTGTTGAGTGCCTGTTCGTCGTGGGTCAGCGGGCGGTTGTAGACGATGGTCATGCCGCCGTCCATCGTATAGAGGCGGCCCTTCGGCATTCCCGCCTGCTCGCGCAAGTCGAGGATGCGCCCGAGCAGCTCGAAGTCCATGATGCCAGTCTCAATGCCCGGCGTGTCCTTTGGCAGCACCCTCGCGCCGTCGTAGGTGTTCGGGTTGGTGCAGCCGTGCGCCACCATGTTCCGGAAGTCACTGAGCATCTGCGCTTCGGTCAGCATCTCCGACGCCTTCGGGGCATCGGGGGGCAGCGCCCCTTCGAGTCGCTTCGGGTAGTAGATGGAGTATGTGAACGGCGCGTCGATCAGGTCGATGTCCGGCACCCGAACGGTGAGCGTGATGACCGTCTTCGGCTTGCCCTCCACGGTGACGGTGACTCGCCCTTTGTAGGTGCCCGCCGTCGCGTCCTCGGGGACGTGGACGGTCAGCCAATACTGTTCGCGCCCATCGCTATCCACGGGCAGCATCGTCGGCGAGTCGATGGCCTCCTTCACCACCTTCATAAATGCCCAGTGTTCACCCTCTGACGGACGGGCCCGAAGGCCTGCAGGCGTCGGGAGGTCTGGGCTCCCGTAGGTAAGCTCGAAGATGCCGGGATCGTGTACCAGCGTCCACGGGAAGATGCCCATGCTCGCCCGGGTCACGTCGTGCGCGGTCATCTGAGCGAGTCGGATGTCAACGCAGGAGGAAGGCAACCGCCCCTCTTCCCCGCGCAGGCCAGAGCACGTCACGCGGATGCCCGTCAACGGTTCCTCTGAGTCCACGACGAAGGTCGCCGGTTCGTATTCACCCCGGCAAGCGGTCACGGCCAATGACCGGCCCTCTCTGTACTCAACAGGGAGCGGGCCATCCGGCATGACCGATGCCAGGGTGAACGGATGGTCGGTCGTGTAGACCTCGTAGGCGCCGGCCGAAGAGCCGACACCTACGAGGGTGAGCAGTGCGAGGGTTCTCATATTGCGCTCCTTGTGGGTGCGTTTCGTCGCGCGATAGCAGCAAGGCGAACGATGGCGCCAGCTATGATGACGGCCTCTGCGGCCTTGAACGTGACGCACCCGCCTGCAGCGTCTCGTATCTCAACCTTATCGAGTCTTTGCACGACCGTCCCGGCGGTTGTGCCGTCGTCAGATATGACCTCCATCGCTACGCTCCTCCGTCAGATGCCCCCGCTCGTGCGGCTACCAGGGGAAGTCGCCGGGCTGGTGCAGGCACAGGTTGCGGGCGTGCCATCGGTAGTGACTCGCGCCGGTTGAATCCCAGTCCGTAGGCCACTTCAGTCGGCCTGCGTGCCCGTCGAGGAAGACGGCGTTGGAGCCCATGCTGTGCCGGTCGGGGCTGAACCTGCGATACGGGTAGTACAGGTAAGGGGTCGGGTTGCCGTCGCCGCGATTGCACCCCTGGTTGTCGGCGATCATCACGATGTCACTCATTCCCGTCAGGGTGCCATTGGGCAGCATACGAGTCCACACGTTCTCGGGGAAGATGCCGGTGATGCAGATGTTGGGCGCGTAGCTCAAGAACCGGGCCTTCGCGTTGTACGGCTGTCGCCGCGTCAGCCACGAACAGTTTTTCCAGTCGGGGCAAACGAGCACGGACTCGTTCGCGATGTACGGGGTGAGGATGCCACCCCAGGGCACCAGGCTCTCAAGGTTCGGCCCGTAGTAGACGAACCACACATTCTCCCCGCCGCCGTTGCTCGACGGAGGCAGGGCACCATCCTCGTCCGAAGCATACGTCAGGGCCGCCATCCCAAGTTGGCGGATGTTCATGAGGCAGTTCGTCGTCCGCGCCTTCTTGCGGACCTGGGCGAACACTGGGAAAAGGATCGCAGCCAGGATGCAGATGATCGCGATCACGATCAACAGCTCTATGAGGGTGAAGCCTTGTCTGCGTCTCATTGCGGAAGGTCTCCTTTGTTGTCTGTGGTTACCAGCTATCGAGCCAAGCCCGGCGCCGGTCCTCCCGTCTCTGGCGTTGCCCCGTCAGCGGTGCCAGGAATGGGTGCAGGCGAACCTGGCGTGGCTTCCACGCCCTCACTCGGCTTGTCGCGCAAAGCGGCCCATACGAAACAGCCGACGAGCACGACTGCGGCAACGACTATCGCGATCACTATCCTCGGGTCGACTGCCTTCTTCTCGTTCACGGTGTCCCTCCTTCGGGTACATGCCCCCGCGCTCGGGGGTCGTAGCTTGACAGCGTGCTCCCGTCTGCCATGCACTCGGGTCTCCACTTGTTCTCTCCACGGATGAAGCCGAGCTTCTCGCGACTGATTGCCACCTCCCTTGCAACTGCCGTGCTGTCGTCTGTATGGGCTGCCTTGATCTCCGCATCGGCCTTCCGGTCACCGATCTCGGCCATCACCCAGACAGCCTTCGCGCGAAGGTCCGCGTCAACGTTGCTGCCGGCCGCGATTTCCCCCATGCCCATGATCACACGGTTCGTGTGGGGCTCGCCCTTCTTGCGCTTGTGCCTCGTCTTCGCGAACCAGCGCCGCCCGCGAATCACGAGTGCCGATGCGGTTGCCTCTCGGGGAGCCAGGTCATGCTTGAAGGCGTGAATGAGGGCCTCCGCGCTCTCCCGAGAGTCAAGCGCACAGAGGCTCTCTACGGCGTCCACCTTCCCCTGCGGGGCAGGACGGTCAAGCGCATCCCGAAGCTCAGGCACAGGCGACACAGAGCAGCCTGAGAGCACGAGGAAGGCGGCGAGGGGGAGGAGTCTCATGGGGTTCACCAGTGGGCATCCCTATAGACGCCAGGCAGGCGGGTGCATTGTGAACGCCAGCCTTCGTATGTGTGCTGATAGGTGCGGATTGGATTGGGGAGCAACGCTTGCCCCGTGACGCGCTCTTCACCTCGGTGCGTGATGCAGTAGCAGGCCCCGCCGTCATTCCGCTGCCACACCTGCCCGACCTCGATGGGCTCGGGTTCGGGGGCGGCCAGAATGCACTTCTTCTGCACAGCGGACCAGTACTTGCACTTGGGCTCGGCTTCCTCCGCGAACTCCTGGCGCTGCTCGGGCTCGATGCCCTCGTGAGGGTCGGGCTTCTTGGTGCGCCGCTTCCCTATCACCTGCGGCTCGGTGTCCTTGCGCGGGTCATCCTTCGCCTCGGCGGGTGGGGCTGTCTCGTCGCTTGACAATTCTTCGAGCTTGGCACGGAGTTCTTCTTCGGTGAGACCAGCCGCTTTCAGCTTCCAGAAGAGCGCCATCACACGGGCCATGCCATCCTCTTCTGCCTCGGTTGATCCACGCGGCTCCTCGGCGGGCGCCGCTGTTACGCCATGCCGCATATTGAAGGCAACAAGTTCGGGATGGATGGCTTCGCACTTGATGCAGCGTTGTCCGTGGTAATGCCAAACCTCATACTGATGCTCGCACTTCTCGCGGCCTGCTTCCTCGGCAGGCGGGTCTTCGCGCTCAAGGTCCTCAGCCACCACGACCATTGCGTTCTCGCCCAGCGCCGTCGGCATCACTGTACCGACAAGCCGTAGCGCCTTCGCTATCCTCAGGTCGACCTCTCGCTCGGTCAGGCCGGGCGAAGGTGCCTTCGCTGCAATGCCCTCTCTCTCACGGATGGGTGGTAGGTCAGTCATCACGCCTCCAGTATTCTGAGCAGGCTCTCACCGTGTTCGAGTTCTTGGGCTAGTGGCCTCGCCGTGTCTCGGAGCCGCTTCAGCCTCTCTGCCTTCAGCGCCCGGAAGCCTTCTACATTGCGGGCGACCCTCATCGTTTCCCATCCCCGAGCCGACAGGTCTGGGCGCCGTCGCGGGAAGCCGATCTTGGCGAGTATGTCCGGCCAGCGAACGTCCTTGTCGATCTCGTCCGCAAGATCATCGAAGAGGATCGACTGACCTCCGGCTTCCTCTACATCGCGAGCATCCTGGCAGGTCGCTGCCAGCCAGATCAGGAAGAGGGTTTCCAGGTCATCCTTCGGATCGAACAGGTGGTAGATGGCCTCCGCCGCTGTCCCCTTCGAGCCCTCCCGCTGTGAGTCGAATGTCTGCACTACCCAGAACCAGAAGTCCCGCTTTGCGAAGCTCGCTGCCACTCCATCGAAACCACGCCAGAGGTGGATCACTCTCGGCTCGGCGCCGCCGGCACGGAGGCCTTCCAGGGCGAGGGGGATCTTGTAGCAGAGGTACACTTCCTTGAATCCGTTGTGCCCCCACTTGTGCTCCCCGAGATCCTCGAAGAGCTTCGGCATGTTGTCCTGCATGTTGGCGCTCGGGGTCGGCTGCATGTAGTCTCCACGGTAGGCGCCCTTCCCCTCGAAGAAGGTGCTGTGCCGGTTGCCCAGCCACCTCTCGATGCGATGCCCCCGCAGACCGTAAACAGGCTCGTTGCAGATGTCGATCCCCTCTATCGTGTTGAGGGACTCCAGAAACCAGGTGCTGCCCGAGCGGGGGAAGGAGAAGATGGAGATCATCGGAGCCGCGCCCTTCGTCGTTCCTCCCACAGACCGAGAAGGTACGGGATGCTCTTGCGCAGACGCCCCTCCTGCTTCGGAGCCGTTGAGGGAGTCCGTCGTGCGTGCGCGAGGATAGCCTTCGCGGTTCGCCGCAGGTCCGCTCGCGACGGAGGCCCGTACTGCTTGAGCACTCGCCGGATAGCCTCGGGATCGACCTTGAGTCGGATCACTCCTCTGCCTCCCCGCTGACTTCAGCCTGCGCATCCGCCTCCCGATCTCGTCTCGCCTCTTCCGCCAACCTCGCGGCCATTTCCGCCGCGGTCTCACGCTCGCCGATCTTCTCGACGAGGAGTTCGTGGAACTGGCCGGCCATCCGCTCGGCTGCGAACATCTCTGCGACCTGCAGGCTGAACTCAGGAGGGACCCGACCGTCGTGCAGGTGAGCCACAACGGTGTCGGCCATCTCGTCCAAGTCGCCCGGCTCGCACAGGTCAACATACGGAGGGAGCCCGAGCAGATCATAGATCTCAGGGATGCCCCCGCCGATCATGGCCACAACCGGACACCTGCACATCAGAGCCTCGGGGATGATCAGCCCGAACGGTTCGTCGGTCCTTGTGTGCATCAGGCAATCCATCGCTCCGTACATCGCCGGCATCTGATCGGGGCTGACGTGCGCGTGGATGATGTCGGCCTCGGCGAGCTCCGCTCTCTGCATGTACTTCGTCTTCTGATCCGTGAATTCGTCAACATCATCGGGAGGGATCACCGAGGCCCAGGTGAGGCCACGCTTTTCGGCCCGCTCGCGCGAGGCCACATAGACTTCCGGCTCCCACATCGGCCCGACCATCAGGCCACGGACTCGCGACTCGCGATGCGCCTTCATGGATGCCAAGCAGGAGACCCACTCAACCGGCTTCTTCTCCTGGCTGAAACGCCCCGAGAAACCAACGATGAGATCATCAGGCCGAATGCCCAGCGACTCACGCACCTTCGTCCGCGACTCCTCATCACACGGCCGGAAGACCTCGGAGTCGATCCCGTTGTAGATCAGGTAGACAGGCACTTGAGGCATTCGGCCGGACGTATGGACGCGGTTGGCGGAGTGATCGGAGACGGCTATGATGAAGTCGCTCGGATGTTCCTGCGCATCCCAGTTCCAGCCGCAATGATTGTATTCGCCGATCAGCGGGACACGCAGGTCGTTGGCTGCGAAGAGAGGGGCATGTGCGAGCTGACCAATCACGATGTCCGGCGCCACATCCCGCAGGACCTTCGTGGCCTCCGCCCGGGCCCGCTGGAACGGGCCAGGCATCGGCGGGAAGTCCCACTCAAACATCAGATAGTGCTCTATGAGTTCGACGCCTTCAGGGAGCGAGTCATCCATGTCCTTCACTTGGCCGGTCACCACGACAGGCGTGAAGAGGTCCCGGTCAAGATGCTTGATGTGGGTGATGGTGACGACTTCGAGGCCGCCCCGGTGCCAGCAGGGCGACACGAACGCGATCTTGTAGGGCGGGGAGTCGGGCTTCGGGCCGACCTGTCTCGTGAGGGGAAAGCCGATGGGCTCGTGATGAGGGATGATCTTCTGCGCGGCCATTAGCGGTTCGTCCTCCTGCGGTACTGGTGCGCCGCTTGGGCGTGGCGTCGGACCCCGACTGACGAGCGCCTCCAAGTCCTCCCGCCGGTAGCGGGTCTGCTTCCCCACCCGAACGGCTGGCAGCGTGCCCTGCTTGGCCCATCGCCGAACCGTGCGCGGGGTCACGTCGAGAAACCGTGCTGTCTCTGCGCATGTCATCAGGGGAGTCTTGCTACCCAACATGGGGGAGAATGTACCACAAACGGACAGAAGCGGTCAAGAGGGTCCTATTCCTGCAGGGCCGCATCGCGATCATAACCTGCGGCTTGGTCCTCAAACCAGCCCTCGCCATTCTCAAGGTTGATGTTGAGGGTACCAGGGATATTGGTCGCTGCTTGAGCTTGCCGAGCTTCGTGGGCCTCACGAATAGCCTCGGCGTGACGACGAGAACCCGGGGTGACGCCTGGAGGTACTGTCGTGACTGGGGCAAAGGTCTCTACGCCTAGCACTCCAGGGAATACGGCTTCAGGTGGCTGGGCCATCACTGGAGCATCGAGAGGGGCGATTGCTTCAGTAGGCCCAACAGGGCGAGCGCCTCGACGTCTTATGCTACGGCGTTGTGCTTGCAGCCTGCCGAACACTTCTCCGATCTGCTCGCCCAGTTGCTTTTCTGTCTCTGCCGCTATTGCAATCTCCCGCGTTTCCTGACGTCTCTCAATCTGATGGACCGCAAAGAGACCAAGTATACCTGCCCCACCGGGCACTGCCCTACCGGCTGCCCCCCGAGCGCCCGCAAGAGCACCACCGCCACCGGGCACTCTACCGCCGCCGCGAGCGCCGGGACCAATCGGGATTATGGCGCCGCCTCCACCTCCCACACCGGCTACACCAGCCGCGCCGGCAGTTGCTCCCGCCCTGGCCATTCGACTGGCGGCGACTTCCGTGGCTGCCGCCGCCTGAGTAGCAGCCACGCCCGTCCGCGTGAACCAGCCGATCACCATTCTGAGTCCATTGATCAGGAACGGAAGCGCCATAAGGATCGGCCCGCCGACGCCGAATGCGATCCCGATAGCGAAGGAGGCCTTGATGATCTTCTCCGCCAGCTTGGGATGTTCGTCTGCCCACTCGCGGAAGGAGGCGATGGCCTCGGCGAAGTTCTCCGCCGCCTCAGCGATACCCGGGCCAAGCGTGGTGACGAGGGTCTGCCCGAGCCCCTGCGCTGCCAACTTGACTTCGTTGAGGGCATCGTTGTAACGCTCTGCCGCTTGGGCCGCGTCCTTATCCCAGACGATGCCCAGCTCTTCGGCCCGCTCGGTGAGCTCCTTGACGCCCTCGGAGCCCTGGTTCAGCATCGTAAGGAGCGCGACTCCACGCCCGCCGAAGATCTCCTGCGCCGTCGCTGCCTTGAGCGTGCCCTCCTCCATCTTCGAGAAGCCGTCGGCGAGGTCATTGATCAGCTCTTCGGCGCTCTTGATCGTGCCGTCTGCCTTCTTCACGGAGACGCCCACGCGCTCGTAGGCTTGCTCATACTGCTCCATGCCATCAGCCGCTTCAGCCGCCGACCGTTGCATTCCCCGAAGGCTCATCTGCAGGGCGCCGAACTCAAGGCCGGACTGCTCGGCTGCGAACCGGAGCTTGCTCAGTTCCTCTACTGCGACACCCGTAATCTGAGCCGCCTTCGCTATTTCGTCCCCGTACCGCGCGGCGCTGGTGAGCGAGGCCATCATGGTTCCGGTGATGGCTGCACCCACAGCCGTCATCACCCGGCCGACCCCGGCGGCCTTGTTGGCGAGCGAGTCCAAGCGGCTCTCCGTCTGACTGAAGCCGCGACCGGACTGATCGACGTAACCAAGAAGGACCTTCAGGTCGAGTGGCATACTACCTGCCTGCTTCCAGTGCCGCCTGCTCGCGGGCGGCGGTCCTGCCTATCGCCATGCCCTCGCTGTAATCGTGGAGGACGAGGGCCGCCTGATCCAATGCCATGAGTTCAGCCGGGGTGATCTCAAGGGAGAGACAGAGGTGTGCCCAGAGAAACTCATCGGGAATGGGGACCCCCTCGCTGCCCGCCGCCGACGTCCGCTTCACGTACTGCTCCAGCGTGTGCCTCAGGCGCCCGGTGTTGTGACGAGGTGCCGTTATGGCGTATCCGGCTGCCCGGGCGCGGTCTCTTCCCCCAGCAGGCGCCGCCTCTCATTGAAGAACTCACAGGTGACCTTGACCTTCTGGTCGGTGGGGAAGGTAGCGATGCCTGGGGGAATGCACTGCACCTCAGCGCCTTCGTCATCGGTCACGCCCTCCCATTCCACGACGGCCGCAGTGAAGAGCTCGCAGAAGATACGCTTCACATCGCCCGTCAGGTGCCGCTCTCCAATCTCAATGTCCTTCGCCCTCTCCGCAATCTCCTCTACAGTCATGTCATTGAGCTTCTTCAGGATCTCCTCGGCGCTTTCGCCAGTCTCCTCGCGCAGGGCCTCGCTGAGGATCAGCGGCCAAGCAGCGTTGAGCACATCGCACGCCAAGAGCAACTCCGCGTCCGCTGTCCCGAACCAGAACGTCGCTCCGTCGACCTCCGCCCTTGTCCGTAGTCTGATCTGCACGGCTGACCTCCTTAGGCTGTCGATATGGCCAGGTTGCCGCTGTTGGCATCATGGCCCATCCGGTAGTTGATCTCTTTCAGGGCATCATGTGCAGTCGGTCCCGTATCCCAGGCGTAGACCTCGGGCGTCGTGCTGGTGATCGTGATGGTCTCGGGCGTATCTGCGGCGTTGACTGCGGTGCCGATCACCGTGGCCACCGTGATCAGTTCGTCGGCGGTCAGATCGGCGGCGGTCTCGACGAGGGCAACGATGTCAAGCGTGGCCATCTCATTGCCCTTGACGCCATACTCAGGGAACCGCTCACTGCCGGAGGCTACCTCGTTCAGCGACCAGAATGGCACGATCCGGTTGTCTACCGTCCACGCGCATCGACGGAGACCGGCGTTGCTGGACGCGATTTTGACATGGCCACGATGCCACTCGAAGGTGGTCTTGGGACAACTCGAATGATCGAGCCCGCCCCCCGTGCGCGTGTGCTTCCCGGTGGTGAGAAGGGCCGTCAGAGCCATTTGGAAGGCAGCCCCGGCCTCTATCGTCATCACCGTACGCTGGGCCTCCCAGACAGCCGACCGAATACCCCGCTCATCGTCGCCCACGTCCAGCGGAATGTCGGTGAGCGCACCGTTCGGGTAAGATGCGCGGAGGATCTTGTCGATAGCGCAGGAGTCCTTGTCGATCGGCAGGTATGTGAGGCCATCGATCACGGTGGCCTGCTGCCCACCGACCATAGTCCCCGTGCCCCCGGTCCCGCCGCGTTCCTGCACGTTGACATCCTCACCCCATCGGCCCGAGAGCAACTGGCCAATCGGGGTATCGTAGCCCGCTGCACCCATCGCGTAGTGTACTAGACCTGTTGCGCCGGCCATGTCAGCACCTCTCTAGACTCGCCAGGAACAGCGGAGCGTTCGTCCTTTGATCCATGATTCGGGATGGCCCGGATATGTGGCCATGAAAGGCGTCCATCCATCGAAGCGACCGACTGCCGCGTCCACGCTGTCATCGGCGTCAATGTCGCGGTTCGCCTGTACGGTGTCGATGATCGTCTCGACGGCTGCGTTGATGCTGGCCATCGTTGCCTCGTCTTCATCCCAGGGGATCTCGACCGTACAGGCCAAGTGCATCCGGTAGAAGCTGCTACCTCCCGACACCTCGTCGAGGTCTACCGCCCACTCAGCTTCGACTCCAGCGTCTCCTTCGTAGACCATCACGCGAAGGCCGTTCGTATTGGTAGGCGTTATGGCCGGCGGGCCGACCCGTTGCCCCTCTATGACCGGGCAGGAGAGCTGCGCTCGGAGCAATACCACGAAGTCCCCGAGCAGCTCGTCGAAGGTCACGGAAGCACCTTCCCTATCGCGTTACTCATGTTGTTCCGAACCTCGTTCTGTGTGCTCTTCAGCGCAGGTGCCAGGAAGGGCCGCGCGGGGATCTCCGAACCAGGATGCTCGACCCTCGTAGCGAAGACCATATTCCCGGCGACCTCGAAGGCCAGCACGCTCGCGTTGACGGGGACGATGGTTCGGGCATTGGTCCTGCCGCCCTCTTCGTGGATGCGGCCATAGACCACGTTTGTCCCGACTGCCGCGAAGCCCTCGTGAACCTCGTGAGTGATCGACTGCCTCAGCCTACCGCTATCGCCGACAAGGTGATCCGGTCGGCCACCGTAGATGATGCGCTTGGCTTCCGACTCGACCATCACAGCGGACTTCTTGAGGGCTCGCTGCAGGGCCTCCCGCACCTCGCGCGGCAGGGCGCGTAGCTGACGAATGGCCTCCTTGTCGCCAACCAACTCCATCCTGAGCATGGCTATCCCTGTGATTCGGCTATCGCTTCGCACGCCTCGGCGGTTCGTCGTAGCAAGTCATTCCTGCTCTGCATACAGCATGTGCCTGCTTCACTATCCCACCATGTACAGCATTCGCCCCCACAGCGTGCTTCCTTGCGCCCGTTTGGCCACGGGAAACAACTGCCCCAAGATCGGCCGACGAGAAGCGGACAATGTCTTTGGTTCCAGTCCATGATGTCACTCCGCTACCGTTCCGGGCACGTTCGCCACCGTCACCCTCAGGTTGCCTGGCCTCGGTTTCTCGCGCCACCGGCTGCCCTGCACGAGGTACTCTTCACCGTCTGCGATGTCCCGAAGGCGCCTTCCACCGAGCACATCTGTCTGCGCCTCGTTGCCCATGCGGATCACATGGGAGACAGTCGGCTCCGTGACGCCTGCTCCCATTTCTCGCCGAGCTCCTTCAGGAGTGAGTTGCCTGAGTGAACCCTTCAGCCCGTCGTTCACGAGAGTCCAGGTGTCGGCCTCGTCGTCTCCGAGCCAGACCTGAAACGTGTGGGTCATATCGGAATGGATGCTCACTAGACCGTCTCCAGAAGCACGTAATCCTGCAGGGAGCTCGCGATGCTTTCGGGCACGCCTCGGATCATGGCCTCGCGCGTCTCGCTGGCTCCATCCACGCTGTCCTGCTTCACGCCCCGGTCGCCGCGCCGGTCAAGCAACCAGCCTACGAGGTCGAGCATCGCATCGCGGAGATCGTCTGGCAGCGTGCTCGCCGAATAGCCTGCCGTATACTGCACCCGCACCTGCTCGAAGCCTGTCGCCCAACTCGTGCCGTCGCGGTAGAGGAGACCTGCGTCCGCATCAAGGATGTAGCCCGTTGACGCGACCTCCGAAGTGGTGGTCTCTTGGGCGTTCTCCGTGACGGTCGTAACGGCCGTGACCGGATAGCTCGGGAGTTGGATCACGCGGACACCTTGAGGCACCGTGAAGTAATGATCACGGGCAGCCGAATCGAAGGTGCCCTTGCGGTTGCAGAAGCGAGCGGCCCGGGCCTCGGCACGGTCGATGGCCTGCTGCAACAGGCGCTCATTCCCGCTTGCCTGAGGCAGCCACTCCTGGACTTCCTGTAGCGTGAGCAGGGCCATCTCTAGTCCTCCGGCGAAGACTCACTCTCGACTTCACCTTTGCTCGGCTGTCGGTCTGGCAGTCGCACTACGTCCTCCCGTATCTCCAGCTCGTGAAGGCGTTCGCGCATCCGTTCCTTCTGCCGGTCGGTCATCTTCTCACCCTCGGGCCGAAGCTCAAGGATGGCATCTTTAGAGAAGTAGTAGTCAAGCGACCCGTCAGCGTTGAGCTTCCGAATGGGCTGGCCGCCGACGTTTTGCAGCGTGACGATGGGTGCCTCTTTTGGCATGACAGGCCTTCCTGTGACGAGGCCACTCATGGGCCCGGATGTCTTGGTCGCAGTGAGGGCAGTGCTTCGGTCGATCTCTGCCCGGTGGTCTTGGTCTGTGCGGCTTGTCTCGCATGATGCTCACCTTCGGGCGGGGCGCCGGAGCCGGAGGTCGCCAACCCCGGCGCCCCTGTGGGCGACCGGGCGCGGTTTCTAGGTATCCATGTTGATGCCACGCCACGCGCACTTGTAACTGGTGTTGCAGGCGATGGCCGGGGCAAAGCCCCAACGGCTCTTCGCTACCACGAGGATGTAGTCACCCAAGATAAATCGGTCCTGGTCAATCCTCAGCGGGCGACGGTTCCCCAACCAGAACATCCCCTTGTTGATGAGGATGATGGAGCTCTGGGTGTACGCGGAGGGCGTACCACCGGAGTCTCCGTAGGCTCCAGAGCTGTCCTCCCACTCCGGGTACTGACCGGAGATCAGGACAGGCATACCGTCGATGGAGGCGACCATGCCGGTGACGATAGTAGCGTTCGGGCCGAGCTTATCCATCGTCAGGACAGCCGGGTTGTTCTGGTCGTCCTTCAGGCCCAGGAGCTTGACCCGGATCTTCGGGCCGGTGAGCCAGAAGCACTGCTTCGGGTTGGCCGCGTACTTCCCCATCTCGCTCGTGAGTCCCCGCAGGGTATCTACATTGAGCGTGTTGAGGTCGGTGGTCAGCGACGAGGTATAGGTCAAAAACCGGAAGCCATCCCAAGCGTTTCTTACGTCACCCGAACCGCCGTCTACTGCGGCCCCATCGAAGTGCGTCCCGTCATCACCGTTGATCAGCGCCGACTCCAGGCTCTCGGCCTGGTCTTCGATCAGCGACTGCCGAACGACGGGCATCACGGCCGCGAGGGAGTCCTCTTCCATCTCCGTAGAGAACTCCATTGCCGTCCCGAAGCCGAGGGCCGTCAACGTGGGCGTACCCGTATCGAAGGCCTTGGGCGTCTGGTCGGTCGCCTGGCTGGTGAGGTAGGTGGTCGGCTCGCCCGACCTGTAGGGCGGCTGGAACGTCCGCGTCGGCATGTTGATCTGCATGAGCTGCTGCGCCACGACGGTCGCGAGGCGAATGTCGGAGAAGATCGACTGCGACATGCCGACCGGAGCCCAATCGCCACCAGCCGAAGCGGAGTCAGAGACCAACGCATCGGTCGCCGTCCTCTCGTGCTCGGGCACGCCCTGCGCGAGCTTCTCGTTGCCGGCGCTCTTCCAGTATGCGCGAGGGGTCTCGTTGACCATCTTGCGGACGGCAGGCGAGGTCTCCAGGACGTCTGTCCACAGGCGCAGGTGCGTCGGCGGGACCTCGAAGGCGCGGCTCATGATGTAGAGGTCATCGTTCCAGTGCTGCATCGCGAGCTGAACCTCGTCCTGCGCGTCCTGCTCGTGGATCGGATGCTCCCGCCGGAAGTTCGTGCTGAACATCTGAGCGCCAACCTTAGGCACGGATCGAGCGCCGGTCAGCACGTCCTTGATCTGATCCACCCGCTCGGGATCGAGGCCGCGCTTCTCCTGCTCGGCTGCGAGGGCGCCAGGGTCAACCTCGATCTCGGCCTTGCCCTCGATGCCAGCGCCAGCGGCAAGCGCCTCGCGGGAGCCCTGGGCTTGGATCTGTGTCACGGCATCGCCCAGTGACGCCTGCAGGGCAAGGGTCTCCTGGCTCAGACCGTCGACCTGACCGCCCTTCTCTTGGTTATCCTTATCCATCGCCGTGAGGACTGCCGCCATAGTGCCGCGCGGGTCCTCAGCGTTGATAGGCACACCGTACTTCTCCGCCAATACAGCAATGTCGATGTCAGCCAATTGGCTCACCTCTCAGTATGGCCTCCGCTCCTGCCGTGAAGAAATCAACAGGCTTAGAAAGCTCCTGCCACATCTCGCTGATTAGCTCTTCGGAAGAGAGCAGGTCGAAGGCCTTGGTGTCGTCTTCACCGTCTACGGCTTCGGCTTCTGCCTGAGGATCACGGCGGGCCCGGGCTGCCTCGTGCCGTCCGGTTACGGACTCAAGCGCCCGTTGGGCCTCCATGATGTCAGACAGGTTCGCGGCAGATAGGACCTCACCCGCTTTCACCACTTCGCACAGTGTCAGGATGGGGCTCCCGATGGCGTCCAGAACGCGGGGGGATGGGGCTCCCTCCTCTGTCGCCCAGTGCTTCACGATGTTGCGGATGGACTCAGCGGCGCCGCGTAGCCGCTCGATGTCATTCAGACAGCGTTCGTCTTCGGTGGGTTTGACGGCCGGCCACTCCGGCGGGGGCTCGATCAAAAGACCCATCGCCTTCGCGACCTCGAAGCCAGCGCCCGGGTTGCTGGGGATAGTGCAGATGGAGCACTCGATCAGCTCCCCGTTCTCGCGCCAATGCCACTTGTCGGCCTTGTCGCGGTCCCCCCAGCGTTCGGTATAGTCGCCGTCGAAGCCGACCGAAAGCATGCTCACATCCCCTTCTTCGACCTGCGCAAGGCGCCGCTCGTCGAAGTCAGTCCCGTAGTGATGTAGCTCACCCTTGAAAGCGTAGCCCTTCCCCTCGACAGGTTCTACCGAGAGCCAGCGGCCCTGCACATCACCGTACTGGTGGTTCCAGGGCATCACCGGGTTCTGCATGAATGCCTTCAGTGACCCATCGAAGAAGCCAACGTGGATGAATTCCTTGTCGCGGTCCTCTTCCTCGGTCGACCCCCAGCCCTCAATCGTGAGTTTCTTCCGGCCGCTCGCAGTCGTGTCCGCCTCAGCCTTCTCCATCTGGAAAGGGAGCGGCTTTATGCGCTGGAACGCGGGCTTCCGCAGGGCGGTCTCGGTGGGTGTTGGCATCGTCACGCCTCCTCAACGACAGATAGCCCAAACGATCAGGACTCCGTAGTAAATCAGCATTCCCAGGCCTGCTAATCCATGCACCCATCGCTCTCGAAGGCGCTTCTGCTGCGCCTCATATTCCGAGTAGAACTCGGCCGGCAGGCCTCCGATAGTTACTTCCGTGCGCGGCGGCTCGCGATCTTTCACCTCACGCCTCCTCGCTGAATACAGCCGCCGAGGTACAGCGGCAGTTCACCACGTTCGCGGCCGAGAGGTCCGGATCCATCGGGCGGTCAGCGTACTCAAGACCGATGGGTCCTTCGAGCTCGAACTTCCCCTCAAGCGGGACGATCTCACCGTCAAGCTCGATGTGGTTCGTCAAGTCCTCCGCATCGCCGCCCCGCGTCCGGTCGTCTACGATGGAGAGCCATTCCTTGTGTGTCGCGCCGGACTGACGGTAGCCCTCCATCGAGGCCGCATTCATCGCCGAGCCGACCTCGGTTCGGGCGACAGCCTGCGCGTAACGCTCCTTGCCATTGGCCGCCCAAGCCTCCACGCGCTTCGTGAGGTCCTTGACCGTCTCGCCTTTCGCGAGGCCTTCGGCAAGGGCTGTCCGCGCGGTCGACTGCACCTTCTCACCCACGCTCTGCATGTAGCGCCGGCGCCCCTTGAGCAACTCCTGCATCCGCGTTGTGTCCGGGTTGAATGTGATGCCAAGTCCGGTTGACGCGATGGCCTCCTGGCCAGTGCGAGCGGCGAGATCATTCAGGAACGGTAGCACTACATCCTCGAAGGCCGCCCCTGCATCCGCTGCCTCGAAGAGCAGGGCGTCAACCCTCGGGTCCTTCACGCGGCCCGGCTGAAGACCGCTCTTCAGTTCTTGCAGCTTGGCGATGATCAGATCCGCCAAGTCATCGAAGATCGGGGCGAGCTGCGAGCGAAGCTGTTTCTCTTGCCGCAGGCGTTCGGTGTTGAAAGCCTTGTATCGGTTGGCTCGCAGCTCAGGCCCCATGCGGCGGAGGCCCTTCATCACCAGCCAGCCCCCGCGTTTCTCAGGCTCTTCCTCGGGCTCGATCTCTTCCTCTTCCTCCGCTTCCGGCTCCGTCTCAATCTCCTGCTCTTCGGGTTCGGCAGGCTCGGAACTCGTGGCGCCCGGTCCCTCGGGAATCTGATTCATGCTCAGATACCAGACCTGCCCCATGTCATCGGGGAGGGGTTCCTTGCCCAGAAACTCACGGGCCTCGTCGACCATGAGGACCGGGCCGCCGGTAGCCGTATTCAGCGCCGGCAGGATCGCAGAAATGTCGGGCCGCAACGCGGGCACCAGATCCCACTGCCAGAAGAACTCCGCGGCATCGTCGATGCGCAGAACGAGCTGATCGGTGACGTCGGCGGCGATGCTTTCCAGGCGAGGCATCAGTGCCTCTTCCCAGAAGAGCTTCTTCTGCTCACGGATCGTCACGCCGAACTTCTCGTCGAAGGCGCCGACGATGGCCGGGGGGACCCCGAAGACTGCGAGGATGTCCTCTCTGAGCTGACCGCGCAGATCCATCACTTCGCTGCCAGGACCCCTGCCGATGTCGGTGGTCTTGAGTCCGCTGTGAAGGATCGCTGGCTTGAAGAAATGGCCGAGTCCCTTATAGCCCTCGGTCCACTGTGCCCTGAGTTGGTCGACCGTTGAGGGCTGCAGTACCTGGTCCGTGGTCAGCGCGAACGCATGATGCCCTCGCTCGAAGAAGGTCTCCTGTTGCCGGATGCTGGAGAGGTCGGTCTGGATCACCTGCCGCGCCGCGTCCATCGGGGCCGAGGTCGACAGCCAGTTGCCCGGTCCCGTGTTGGGCATCCAGACAATCTCGTCGGCAGGGAACCGGATGATCTTCCCGTCCCCCGTGGCGTACCCGTACTCCGTGGGGACTCCCTTGACGACCTTGGTGATCTTCATCGGCAGTGGGGGGATGGGCCAGAGGGCGGTCAGCTTCCCGTTGACAAACTCCATGTTCCAGAAGGCCTCGGGCCAGAGCTCACGGTTCAGGAGAGTGGTACCGAAGAGGGCCACATCATTCTGCACGGGGTTGGCGAACTTGATGATCGCCTCGGCTGGGTGACCTTCAAGGATCATCTTGTCGCGCGTGCGCCGGATGCCCCACGGGGCGCGTGATCCGCTGGAGACAATGTGACTGATCGCAGCATAGGTCCATGAGTGGGCGCCATAGCCCTGCGATCCGTAGTTGGCTGGCGTCAGCTTGGGAGGACGGGGGAGGTCATCGAGGCTGTCGTTCGCCCAGGCGAACCGCTCATTCGTCCATCGATCAATGCTGCCAGCCCATTCGCGTTGATGCTCTGCGTTGCCGGCCTGAAGCTGTGTAGGATCGATGTGAGCGAGTTCGGATGATGATGCGAGGGCAGAGCCAGGATCGGTGATTGTGCTCTCTGTGAGCCACGAGAGGACGCCTAGTGCACGCTCACGGAGGGATGTGCGAACTGGCGTAGCGTCAGCCACGAAGGCCGTCCCATCAGCAGGAGTCGCCAGTTTGCCTGCGGCGGGCCCCCGGGCAGGCCGGCCTGGCGAGACCGATGTCCGGGGACCCAGGCACGCCTTTACGACGTACCAGTACCAGCCGTAGACTACAACCTTCGGGGGAAGGGGGTCAAGTGCTGAGGGCGTGGTGAGGTCTTCCAATCCTCCAAACGGGGAGCCTATGCCCTCTGTCCCGGCGTGTTACCAGGAAGCGCTGGGCGTCGCACGAGCTGGATGTCTCGGCTGGCTTTACACAACTTGACCCGTTCCCACGGCGTCAGACTACACGCTCGGGGGAAAGGGCGTCAAGGGGCTGCTACGTCAGCGAGACTGAGTTGCGCCTCTTCGCCCGGCGCTTCTATCGCTTCCACGCGCCGCCTCGCGACCTCGCACCAGGGTTCGTCTTCGGTGTTGTTGAGTTCTATCCCGATGGCCCGCATCCCGAGCGCCTTCGCCGCGCAGAGCGTCGTGCCCGAACCGAGAAACGGGTCAAGCGCCACGCCTCCCGGCGGCAGCCCTAGCGTCAGCAACCAGCACATGAGGGCGAGCGGCTTGCAGGTGGGATGACCGTTGCGTGATGGGTTGGTTGTCCCGCGTCTCGTTCGAGGGATGCCGTCTGGCGGAGTGAACTCATAGTCGCCCGCATTGATCGACCCATGCTTCTGCCCCTCACCCATCTGCTCGGTTAGCCCCCTCTCCTTCTCCGCCTTCGGGGCCTTCGGGCAGTACACGGCCGCGCTGTCTTCGGTGAACGTGACGTGTTCGGCAGCCCAAGCGTCCGCGTCGAAGTACTTCGAGCGAGGCCCGAGGGCGCCGCCTGTCACCACGAGGTTCGCGGGGAAGCGGCCTTCTATGCTGCCCGTGACTATAGGCGCATCCGGGGACGTGAATGCGCTGGGCCTTGTGTTGCGGTGAGGGATACACCCCCGCGCATTGCGCACCATCGGGTTGCTCGCACTATCCCCGTCCGCCTCAAACGGCACCCTCGCCGCGTCCACGTTGAACGCCCCGGTGCCGTGCTTCACCACGTTCGCAGCGTAGGTCTTCTCGCTGAGAGGCTTCTGCGCTACCACAATCGCCTCCCACGCTGGCTTCAGCGCCTGCCTCCCGGCCTTCCAGCCATCCCACTGCTGCGCGAGGGGAGTGGAGGGGGCGGTTGTCTCGCGAGGGCCCTCAGCCTCAGTCGTCCATCCGCCCTTGTATTCGGCACCGTGGAATGTGGTCTCGCATCGGTTGGCGGAGTGCTCACTTTCGCCCACCACTTCCCTCTCCGCCCCGGCCGCGCGGTCGACGGCCTTCCCGATGTCGTGCGCCTTGGGGAAGCCGGAGAGGTAGTACCAGGCCATCGTCGAGAAGCTAACGTCGAAGCCCGATTCCTCCAGATCGCGGAGGGTCCGCCAGAGGGAGTCGCCGCGCGTGGTCATAAAGACGAAGGCGAAGCCACCTGGCTTGAGGACGCGCAGGCATTCTTCCCAGACGGCGGGGTCGGCGAGGGAGCCATCCCACTCCTTGCCCATGAAACCCCTCGGCGCGAGGTTGTGTCTGCCCTGCGGCTTGCTCGGATCGTTCACCCGCCGCGACCCATTCCGAGAGCCGCCGGTGAGCGCATACGGCGGGTCAGTCAGCACGAGGTCAACCGACTCCGCCTCCATCTCCCGAAGCACGGGCAGACAGTCGGAGTGGTAGATGGTGCGCTCGCCGTCTGACCAGAAGGGCTTCATCACTCACCTCACAGGAAGTCCAGCCCAGGCGATACCTCGCCTCCCGACAGCTCGATCTGCCCGTATCGCCAGGCGTCCATCGCGTGATCAAACTCCTTGGCTGGGTCAGCGTCTTCCTTCGGATTTCCGTCGCGGTCCTCCTGCCAGTGATACTGACCGATCTCGGCAAGCCAGTTGGGGGCCGCATCTTCGAGCACTCGAAATGTGTTGCCCGTGATGACCGCCTGGCAGGCACGGACTCCAGGGATGCGCTTGTTGTTGGCCTTCTCGATGGGCAGTCCCGCACGGCGGAAGGTCTCGATGGCATTGGCATCTTCGGGGTCGGCGTAGAACTTGAGCTCGGGGAAACGCGCGTGGATGTCCTTCGCCTCGGAGAGCCAGTCGTTACCTTTGGCGCCCGCGATGATCTTGCCGCGTTCGTAGACCTCCTCGATCAGGTACGTCACCCCGTCAGCGAGGCCAAGGACCTCGAAGGCGCCCGGCGAGGTGACTCCCCAGTCTACCCCGCAGGCCATCCGGTCGAAGGTCTTGGGGAGTTGGTCCTTGGTGACGATCATCGTCTCTGCATCCCACGCCCCGTAGACGAGGCCTGCGAAGCTCACGAACTCCGCTTCAACCTCCTGTCGCCAGAAGTCTGAGCCTTCGCCATAGGCGACCTTGAGGGCATCGATGAAGTCCGGGTCTGTTTCATAGAGCGGGTTGTCCTTCGTCTGCCAGTGGTGCAGGCCATACTGCGCTTGCTTCCCCTCAGTCCACTCGTCGCGGCCGGCCACGAATGTCCGGTACAGCCAGTTCTGCCCCTTGGGCGTCGAACACAACCAGCCCCTGTGAGGATAGCCCGGCTGCCTTGTGCGACCAAGGAGCACCATCCATGTCTCCTCGCGGTAGAGCGCCGCCTCGTCACCGAAGAAGAAGGCGACGTCCGGGCCGCGGAGTGTGTCGGGGTCTTGGCAGTGGGCGAGGAGAAGCGTGGAGGGCTCACCGTTCGGGCCAACGTGATCGGGGAAGACGATCTTCTGCTCCGACTTCGCGTGCTCCCAATTCAGTGAGTCGCCCCACCACCGGAGCACCTTGCGCATAGCAAGGAGCGTGGATCGATTGAGCATCCGATGGGAGGGCGCTATGACCATTCCGAAGATACCCGGATAGCGGAGGCACATGCGGACGGACTCAAAGCAGCCGACCTCTGACTTCCCGCCGCCAACGCCAGAGCAGGCGAAGCGATAGCGGGCCGGGTCAAGCATGAAGGCGAGCTGGGATGGGTGTGAGCGATAGTGACGCGCGATAAACTCAGCAGGGTCTTCGTCGGGGCCTGGTCGGTCGGGAGGGAGATCGGGGTCAGTCGGTCGTGTCATCGTCGGCCACGTCGTCTGTGTCGCCACCGTCCTCCTCCTCTACGTGGTTCAGCGGATCGTTCTCAGCGAAAACGGGAATGAGGGCGACGGGAGGGGCGCCGGGGAGGCCGCCGTGCCGATGATCCTTCTTCTCGGTCGCTATGCCCTTCGCGACAGCCAGCTTCTCACAGGCCTTGAGGTTCGTGTTGAGGGCAGCCACTTTGTCGGCGTCTCGGCCGCCCCCAGTGACGATCTCCTGGGTCTGCCGCTTGATGCCCTGCATGGATGCGATCAGCTCTGCCCGGGCGTGGATGGGATCTTCGTCGTCAGCCACTTCGCCGAGGATCTTGGAGTATGCTGTCACCCACTTCTTAGCGGTCTCCCAATGACATCCGACCTCCGAGGCGATGTCCTCCCAGGACTTCATCTGCACAACGCGCATTTCCCAAGCCTTCGGGACCCATTCAGGAAGGGCCGGGCTCTCGCGTTTCCTCGCTTCCTTTCCAGGTTCCGCATCCATGCCCTGAGTCTACCCATCCGCGAGGGGGAGGTCAAGTGGAAGGGCCGCCCCGTTGCGTTGAGGCGGCCCGGTTGCTCGTCCGTCGGCTACTCGTCTTCATCGCCTTCGTTGATCCCGTTGGTGCCCGGCAGCTTGCCTTGTGCCGTCGCCTTCTCTGCGTCTCGCACATCCGGCAGGTTGCGGCCATGTCGTTCGGCGACCTCGGGATGCACTCCGCGAGGCGGCGGCCCGTGGAGAATGCCGAAGAGCTCCCGGTCGATCACGGCGAGCTTCGTCTCCTCCGGCAGGTCGTTCCACTGGTCATGATCGAGGGTGAGCTGGTGCGTCGGCCACACAAGGCCCTCGTCGGTCTCAGCCTGGAGTTCCTCATTGTAGAACGGCTGGCTCCGCATGTGAAGCGGTTCGGCCTTCGCCAAGACGAGCCGCCCCTTGTCATTCCACGGCTTCGACGGGTGACTGCGGAAGACGACCGGCGGAAGCGCCGGAAACTGCGTTCGGCCATCGGGAGTGTAGTACGCCTTGACGACCTTCACGACAAGTCTTCCCGGCTCTCGTGTGCCCGGCGTGTAGCTGAGTTCTTGTCCTTCGTCCTTATCGGTCGGCATGTCTGTGACCTCCTGGTTTGGTGGCGCTCCGGGCCAGCGGGCCGCGTCGGGGGTCGGGTTACCGGCCCGGGCACCGTGCGTTATGGCAGTCGTCCCTCCTGATACGCCTTTGCGATCACGGCTCGGTGTTTGGCGTCGGTCTTCCTGAACTTCCCTCCGCCCCACTCGCGAGGTCGCGAGGGCAGGAACGTGTAGCGGCACAAGCCCTGCCCCCGGTAGCCTCGTTTCCAGCCAGTCCACATCTGCCCGACGTGGTGTGCGATGTGCGCCCGCGTGTCGGTCCTCATTCTCTGGTGCATCGCGGCGCTCGTGCTCTTCACGTCTAACGGCCCAGAGCAGGATCCGGGGGCTGTAGCGCCGACTTTGAGGCCGAAGTTCGCTCCACCGTAGACGAGGCTGTACCACCAGGCCGCCGCGAAGCCCTCGTCTCCGTACTTCTCGTGTTCCCGTATCAGCGTGCCCAGCCACGGGTACATGCCGCTATCCGGGTAGAGGTCCTCCACAATCACCCGCGCCTTGGCGAGGCGCACATCATGGAGTTCGTCTCCGTGCGCTGCCCGCATCCCTACGATCAGGCACCAGGCCGCGACCACGATCAACGCGCCCACGAACAGCGCGAGGTACAGCCGGTTCGCCGACCTCTCCGACTCCCGCTTCGTCGGCGCGTCAGGATCAACGGGGACCTGTCTCATGGGGATGGCTCCTCGGGTTCCGATTCCTCACCCGGCTCGCCGATGGACTCGCGACCATAGACCTCGATCACATGCCGCAGGACCTTCAACGAATCACGGAGTTGCCGCATTGACACGGCCTCAGTCCGGGTGATCATGGCGTATATTCGGAAGCCATCCCGTTCGCTTTCTATCGCCGATCGCTCCTGCTCTTCACGGCCCTCTTCGATTAGCGCATCAATATACTCCAGCACTTGCTCCTTGGTCGTGACCATCATCGCCTCCCTCTGGCCCGTCTAACGGGCCTCCCCGATCTTCTCCTCGGCCGCTATGCCGATGCCGAGGGCGTGGCATTCATCGATGGACGCCTTCCCGCTGAGGCCTCGTTCTCCATAGAGATCAAGCGCCGCCCGGTGCATCTCCGAATCGCCCGCGCGACCGTTGCCCGTCAACGCCTTCTTCCCGGTTGCCGGTGCGATCTTGACGGGCGTCAAGCCTGCCTGCAGGAGAAGGGCACGGAGGGCTCCGCTGAAGTTACTCAGGCGGACCATCGACTGCGCCCGCCCCTGTTGGGCCTTCCGCTCCTTGCGACTGCCTCCGCTAGCCAGAGGCGCGAACTGGTCTTCGACGCCGACCACTTCCACATCCCACCGTTGGAGTATGCCGATGATCAGCGCCGCCTCGCGTACCGCCAGATGATCGTCGGTTGCAGCCTTCGGCAACCTGGGCGTCGTCTCGACGTGAACGATGTCCTGCTCAAAGTCCAGGATCGCGACAGCACACCCTCGGGCGAGGGATGGGTCGATGCCGGCAACCCGATCCATCGCCCGGGTGCCCTTTTCAATGTGCTGGAAGAGCTTGGCTTGAGGCATCAATCATCACCCGTCGCCGGCTTCTTCGGATCGGCAACGGCTACCTTGGTGGATCTGTAGAGCGTCTCAGCCGCTTCAGTCACGTTGCGCCGCACCCGAGCCGCCTCTATGTTGAATGCCGTTAGCCAGGCCTTGACCGCCTTGTTGTAGCCGATCCTAGCGAGCGTTAGCTTGGCCCGGGCCGCAAGTCGATCCTCCTGCGTCTCTGGAGGCGGCTTGGCCGCAGCAGCTACGTCTTCAGCCGCAGCCAAGATCGCATCCGTGTTCGGCGGCGAGAACAGCTTCGCTTTCGCCACCAAGTCGACCACTTCCGGATTCGGCTCCTGCTTCTCCGCCTTCAGTCCTGGCGTACCTGCGCCTGTCATCGTCTCGACCTCCTGTGGTCTGATCGGCCCGAAGGCCGTTGTGCCTCTGTTGATCATGCGTCGGCGAGCTCCCTCGCCAGCTCTTCCTTCAGTTCGAGTGCGATTGGCTGCATGTCGCGCGTGGCCTCGGCCAGCCGCCTTATCGTCGTCAGCCGCTTCATGCCGGATCGGTAGGCCGTCGGGTCTACCATCGGACCCAGTGCATCACAGCGTTCGATCCGCTGCAGGAAACCGCTCAAGTCCATGTCGCTAACGATTGCGGCGATTGCCAAGAGCTGCTGTTGGGTTGCGGCATACTCAGCGTCCGTCATCACTCCCCCTTTCTCCGGCTGGACGGATCACGGCGCCCTTTGCTAACCCGGTAGACGCCACCCACGGGCCGCACACATGGGCGCTACCGCCCAGCCGGAAGACGGGCTACAAGATCGACGCCTTGCATCGGGCGATGAGCTCAAGGTCGTGCGGTTCACCGTCCGCATCAGTCCACTCCACGCTGTAGGTGACTGCGAGCTTGACCTGGCCCTTCCAGGTGAAGCCGCGTGTTCCCCAGTGGAGATCCACGTCGGGGTCGGCGACCTCCTCGCTATTGATGATCACCTTCGCGTTTTCCGGCTCACCGATCAAGCGGCGTGTTGCGGTGACCTTCAGCTCCGCGCCATCGGCCAGCGTAACCGTGGCATGGATTCCAAGGCCCCCTCCGTCGATCACGGCTAACGGATCGACTGCTGCCATGCCCTGTACGCCAGGCAGAACCACATCGTCCAACCGTGCCTTCACAAACGTGCGTGCTTCCTCCGTACTCTGAATGATCTTCAGCACTCTGGCTAATCCTGGCATCGTCTTCAGCTCCTTTCGGGTTGCCTACTTGGGCGGCTGCCTCATTGAGGCGCCGCCGAACTCCACAGCCTCGGCCATGTCCGCTCTTCCGTGCGCGGCGTGGGCCTCACGGAGTTGGGCCTTGTAATCCGCCCGCGTCAGTTGCCCGGTGAGCCGCCTGCGTATCAGCGAACGGATGGCCGCGATATGGTCCTTCTCCCGCTGGCCTCGGTGTCTCCACCGTGCCGGGTATTCAGAGGTCGCCATGTACTTGTGGTAGCCCATCAGAACCGCCTCCCATCGTCCCGTACTGGAACGGGCGGCGGTTCGCGCTCTTCTTCGATGGCCGTCCAGCGGAGATCATCCCCGAGCCTACAGGGGACCTGAGCGACCGGCCCGTTGCGGTTCTTCTCCAGCGAGACTACGGCGTTCGGGTTGCCGCGTTGCTCTACCTGGGTCTTCCCATCGCGGCGGATGCTGACCACGGCGTCCGCAACCTCCTCCACGGCTTTTGCCCACTTGGTCACCTCGGTCCCGTCTTCGCGCACGGTCACCTGCGAGACGGCCACGATAGCGAGCTTGAGCCTCTCGGCCTCGTTCTTCAGCGCATCGGCCAGGCCGCGCACAGACGCCTCGCTCGGCCCCTCGCCCGCGAAGGAAACCCGTTGGATGTAGTCTACGATCACGAGGCTCACATCGCGCTCGCGGGTCATCGAGCGTACTTGGGACAGGATGGCTGAGGGCGACATGCGAAAGGCATTGATGTGGGTCACGTTGGCTTCGAGCACCTTCTGCGTAGCAGCCCGCACATCTGCTGTGAACATCGAGCCCTGTCTGCTTGCTTCGTACACGTCAACCCCGCAGGCCATCTTCGCGAGGCGCGGGAGTGTCTGCTCGTGGAGGCTCATCTCCAGGCTGAACAGGGCGGTCGGTTCCCGGTGCTCAATATCCATCGCCCAGTGCAGAAGGAGCTGGTAGGCGAGTGCCGTCTTCCCGCTGCTTGACCGACCCTTGAGGACCGTCAAACCCGGTCGCGGTAGCCCACACATGAGTCGGTCGATCCGGGGAATGCCGAAGTGAGGTCGGTTGTTCTCCCAGTCGCCGAGTTCAAGGGCGAGTGATGCGACGCGCTCCTCGGCGTGGTGAAGCTCCGCGAAGTGTTGGACTGCGCCCCGCTGGAATGTGTGGTTCTCTAGCTCGGCGATCTCTGCTGCAGCCGTAGCCAGCACCGCCTCCGAACTCTCCGGCCCCCGGTAGCACTCAACGGCTACCCGACCCGCAAGGGCCGCGAGGCTCCGCAGGAGGGCGAGGTCCTTGAGGATCTGGCAGTAACGCTTGACGTGTGCGGCGGTCACGACTTCGCCGATGGTGGCCGTCAAGTACTCGGCCGAAATGCCTGTCTCGGTTTCTAGCTCCCCAACTCGACGTAGTTCCTCGGTGACGGTTATCAGGTCGATCGGCTCCATGCGCCGATGGACCGTCAGCATGGACCGAAAGATCCGCACATGGGCGTCCCTGTAGAAGTCCCACTCGGTGACCATGCCGAACGCGGCCTCCGCGGCCCGGCCGTCTATCAGAATGCTGCCCAGCACCACCTGCTCCGCCTGGAGGTTTTGAGGCGGGCGCAGATCCGCAAGCTCATGCTCTTCGAGACCGGCAAACAGGTTCAGTCCGCGGGCCACTCGCTTCCCTCCAAGTGCGCACGTCGCGCTGCCTTGACCGCTTGCGTCGTCAGCCCGTCCAGACATGCCGCTAGTACCGGGAAGTCCTGTGAGTCGTAGGCCGGGTGAGCGGCTATCGCGCGGACAACATCCACGTCCGTCTCACGCAAGGTCATCGGGTCGGCTGGCATTCCCGGAATGGACTGAAGGATGCCATCCCCCTTCGGCCTAGGAGGACTGTTATCACCCTTCCCCTGCCAGTTGAATGCGCGGCGCATGTTCTCAGGTGCCATGACGAAGTACCATCCTACCAGGTCCTTCGCGTCCTTCGGGTCTGTTGACTCGTGCCCGCTCGCAGCCCACTCAAGCAGTAGTGCGGCGCCGCGCCGAAGCACTTCCTTGTGCAGGCCGCTATAGCCCTTCGGAGATCCACCCGGCCAGTCAAGTCCAGTGAGCTTCTCGAAGGTCTCTCGGATAGCGAGTTGCTCGGGTGTTTCCTTTCGCCGCTTCTTCTGCTTCTGAGAGCCCGCGTCGCTAGACGCGGAGGTTCTAGACGTAGACGTATTGTCTTTACTGTCTTTGACGTCTTGTGAGGCCCGGCCTTCCGCTTTTTCAGGAGGCCCGGCCTTCCTCTCCTCCTCGGGAAACAGCGTTTCGGAAGCGGAGGCCCGGCCTTCCGCTTTAGAGGAGGCCCGGCCTTCCCATTTGGGCCGCCTGTAACCGGAGGCCCGGCCTTCCGGTTTGGCCCACTTGGTGTAGTCCTTTTGGACTCCCAATTTGCGGCCTTCCTTGAGCAGTAATCCCCACGCCACAGCTTCGTCTACTGCCTGCCTCGCACGCCTCTCTGAGATGCCCATGTGCTTCGCGACTCGTGCCCGCGGGCAGGGCGCCACCTTCTCGTTCCAACCGTATGTCTCACGCGCCACGGCGAGCAATGCGGCCATCACAGACGGCGGGCAACGGAGCTTGCACATCGCCTCAAGTAACTCATTGGCGAAGGCCGTGAACCCGTCCTCAAGTTGTGGAGAGGCTCCCTCTGACACGCCGGCCTCCAGACGCAGAGAAGCCCCGGCACTGCATCGCACCGGGGCTCTCATACGTGGAAAGACCCACGTCGGGAAGGACCGCCGAAGCGGGACCAATGATCGTGGGTCGTTTCGCCTGAGTTGGTCGGTTGTAGGAGCTGCTCATCATTGGTCTGCCCCTTCCCGAGGGCACCTCTAGTCTACCCTACATCCCATCCGAGGTCAAGCCCGACACCCGCCCGCAAGTCAAGCGGGGTCGGTCTCGCTTTGTGCATACTGCTCGGCCGCGTGGAGACTCTCCGTCAGCTCGTCAATGCAGTCTAGCGGTATCCTGAGTCGAGTCACGACTTCCTGTGTCCCTCGGCGCGTCGTGCGCTCGCGAGACAGCCGCAGTTCTACCCAGCCAATATCCGCATCCACTTGCAGAAGCGGCGCACGCTCACCGCCGATGCAGAAGAACTCGCAGCCATATTGGAAGGCCATCACTCACCTCCCAGCGCGTCGGCGAGTATCGCGACCGGCTCAACCTCATGCTTGGGGCCGCCCGCCGATTGGTGGGCCATCGCGCATTTCTCCAGCGCCTCCCGCAACCTGGTCGCGTCGTGGGAGGTGACGGTGCAGTCCACCCGCGTGAGCATATCAGCAAGGCTCTGTTCGAGTCCATCCTGTGCGATGTTCTCCTCCCATGCGTCGTGGTACTTCACTACCAGCACCCGTTTCATGGCTTCTCCAATCCCGCGCCCGCGAGGTCAATGCGTGCTACCGTTTTCTTCGCGAGCTTCGTGGTCTGCGTACTCGTCGAGACCTTGACGGTTCGCTCGTAGACAGTCACCTTGCCGCGAAACGTCCTCCCGCCATTCAGCGTAACGGTCGCCTCGCCTAACTCGTGCGAGAAGTCGAAGCCAGCGAAGGCGCCGAGCAATAGGACAACCGCGATACACAAGATCACGCTGACAATCGCACCTTCAATCACGCCTTGCCAGAAACTCATGTCAGTCCTCCAGTCCCGCCATGCGGCGGAGGGCGGCGGCGTCTGCCTTGAATGCGTTGGCCTCCGCGTTCTCACTGATACCACGGGAGAAACGTTCGGCGCAGTCGAGGTCAGTTATGAGTCGCACGAACAGCGCCCTCTCCTCCTCCGTGAACCTCTCGCCGGGGTCGAGGCGGCGGAGGGTCCAACCGGGCAGCAACTCCTCTGCTAGCTTCCCAGCCTCAAAGGCGACTTCTGCCTCGCCTTGCCCTTCCGGCACCGTCAACTCCAGCAGGTGCTTAGGCATCGGGGGCCTCCTTCTGCGCGGCTAGACGTTTTTCTTCTCGGCCGTCCAGGGCCTTCTGCGTGTGTTCGTCGGGCGAACTTGTCCCGTCCTTGTTGAGCACCTCGTAGCAGCCCAGGCATCGCCCGCTATTGGCTCGGCGATAGACTATCTTGGCCTTCCGATAGCTCCACATTCTCGTATACCATTTCCCGCGCTCGATAAAGCACTTGCCGCACGTGCAAGAACCCTCGTCACTCATCTCCTCCTCCTTCCCTCGGCTCCGTCTCCCCGCCCGGCAGGAGGCGCGTGCCGCAGTCGGGGCAGAAGTGGAGCCAATCACCGAATGCGTAGCGGATGTAACCTGGCAACTCCTCGGCAATCTCAATGACCCAGCTATTGTCAAAGAGGCACCTCCCACAATCCTCCGAGCAGACCTTAGTCGCCATGAGGGGCCTCCTTCGGCTTGCCAATCAGCCGCGCGATGTCGTTGTTCGTCAGCGGGGCTGTTCCATCTGCCTTCCGCCCCGCCTCACATGAGGCAATCAGCGCCTCGCCGTCTGGCATCGGCCGTTCAGCCAAGTACGGGAAGCGGGCCTCGGGCTTGTCCGCAAT